GATTGCTTATTAAATAGAACAATATATGAGTCGATTGCTTATTAAATAGAACAATATATGAGTCGATTGCTTATTAAATAGAACAATATATGAGTCGATTGCTTATTAAATGGAACAATATATGAGTCGATAATTACATATCGTGTAAATACGTCGAGTTTCATTTTTGACATTTTCTCTAAAATGAAGCAAACTTTTTCGTATTGTAACGTGTCATTATTCGGAGCAGGTTTCACCGTATTTAGCAATGAATCATATAGGATTATTATAATATATGGATTCTGGTGAAATAAAATACGGGATAGAAGAATGGAATAAAATAAAACATATAGTTGATAATTCTAAAATTGTATTAGATAGAATTATGATAATGAATCTTTCAATCAAAGACGCTCTAATATTTAGCCAAATGTATAAAATAGAATATATAAAAATAACAGGATCGATAAAAAATAATCTTTAGGAAAAATAGAAAATGTGACATCTATTATGGATTCGAAAATACAATAAATATATTTATGCGTTAAAACACTTAAAAAAGAAGCAGTATAGTAGTATATAAGATGGTACGTGCATCCAAAACCGCTTCTACTTCAAATGTTTCTGCTACTCCAGTAGCCCCAGTTTCCGTCGATAATGTCCAAAAGCCAAAGGCTGTCAAGAAGACCGCCAAGGTTGTTGAGCCAGTTGTTGCCCCAGTTGCCGATGTTTCAGTGGATACCGTTGTTCCTGAGACCGAGACAATTGATGCAGTTTCAGTATTAGATCTCCTTTCCGCATATGGCGCCAAGGTTCACCAGCATGTTGCTGAGGCCGTCCAACTCAAGAATGAGTTCAAGGCTCTTGAGAAGAGAGTCCAACGTGAGATCAAGAATGCTCAGAAGAAAGCATCTAACCGCAAGCGTACTTCTGGTAACAGACAGCCATCCGGGTTCATCAAGCCAACACTTATTAGCAACGAGTTGGCATCTTTTTTGGGAAAACCAGTAGGAACTGAACTTGCCCGCACCGCCGTAAGCAGGGAGATCAACCAGTACATTCGCGCGAATTCTCTCCAGGAGCCGACCAATGGACGCAAGATCAACCCAGATGCCAAGTTGTCTAAACTTTTGAAAATTGGAAAGGACGAAGAACTTACTTATTTCAATCTCCAGAGATACATGAAGCACCACTTCGTCAAGGTTGACCCAGCAGTTGCTCCTGTTCCTACTACTACTGCATAAATCATATAGTATTTGCGTTAAAGTTCAATAAAAAAATAAAAAATTGATTCTATATAAAATTAATTTTTTATTCATATAAAATGGAATCTAATAATGTGGAATTATCGCTCTTCAAGTTTATTTTATGCGTTCTCATGACACAATTGGGAAAAACGTTTACAATTATAGAAAAAATGTTGACTGAAATAAAATTAGATTACATTTTGGGTAGAAGCATTCATGTAATATTTACTATGAATACGCTATTAAATAATCAACAATTCGCAAAAAGACTCGATACAATTGAATCTGAATATGGAAAAGGATCGGTTTGTATATTCTCTTCGAAATATCATGGACCATATTGTCATATAAAAAATATTCGGGAATTACTAGGCATTTGTGCAGTACGTTCTTCTTGTCCGCGCATTATAGTGATGTGTAGCAATAAAACGCGATTTAAAGATGGCGTTGAATTCATAAATATATTGGATGAAAATAAATCGTTCTCTATTTCTAGAGTATTTGCTTATTATGATGAAATACACGAATATATCAATGAGCCTCTTCGACGACAAATTGAACAAATACATGATCTTGATATTATTCACGGGATTACCGGATTGACTGCAACGCCAAATCGCATTTTCCAATCAGATGGTTTGTGGAATAGAATACAATTATTTGATTTGAATAAATACGATGATACGAATTATATTGGACATAAAGATATGACATTCAATTGCGTGGATGATTTTTTCGAAAATGACTATAAACGTCCAAGTGCATTTGATTACAATGCATTGGATGATGATACGATTGGTTTTATAGAACATGTTTTGCAAAAACATCCAGAAATTCTACAAGATAATACAAAGACATTCATACCAGGACATAAAAGAAGAAGTGGTCATAATTACATAAGGGATTTGATATTTGATATCAATCCCAATTCAGCCGTTATTACAATAAATGGCATTGAAAAAACGTTACAGTACAATGATGGGATTGGAAACACAAAAACGCTTCTTTTGGCATCTTCTAATAAAGGCGAAGAAGTATGTGACACTATATCAAAATTAATCATTTCACATGGATTGCAATCTCGTCCTATAGTAGTTACTGGTATGATATGTGTTGGTATGGGCCAAACAATTGTTCACGAATCACTTGGATCATTTACACACGCAATTTTTAGTCATATGGATCTTAACAACGATGAAATATACCAATTATTTGGCAGAGTTACCGGAAGAATGAAGAATTGGAAAACATATACACAAACCGAGATTTACTGTCCCACCATAATTATGAATCGGTTTAATGCCATGGAAATATGTGCAAAAAATATGGCATGTCAACATAATGGCGATATTGTTTCACACCAAGATTATATAGAACCAATCGAAAAGATGGATCATATAAGGGACTCTGTATTTGGCAATTTTCGCATACAAGAGAAAAATCAACCAAAAGAGAAAACTAGCAATAAAGACCCGGGGGATAAAGATTTCAAAATATTTGATACACAACAAGAAGCCATCGATTTTGGCAAAACAATGAATTTCCATTTCTACAAAAGAAAATCGAGAGATGCTCCAGAGACATTGAAGAAAAATGGAGAAAACCCAACAGAAGCGGATATATTACATCGTATGTGGGGTATAAACAAAGATAATAAAGCAAGAATGATTCCTATGAAAGGTGAAAAATGGTGCGTGTATTGGAGACCATCTCTTTTGACGTAAATAATATCTGCGTTAAACAACATAGATATTATTTCCACAAATTCTCTATATGACAGAAGAGAAATCAGTCAAATACGAAATTATCGATGATGAAACTTCCATGTATGAAGAATCTACAGAAAAATCGACCATTAAACGTGTTCCATCCGAAGATACAGTCCCTTTCAAAGATCGTATAGAGAATTTCATAAAAGAGAATAAACCCAAATTATATATATTAACGCCTTGTTTTGCGAGTCAATGTTTTATCAATTATGTCGTTTGTCTCATGGCAACCGTTGAATCTTTCCGAAATGCGGGATTTCCATTGCAGATCGAATTTTGTAGAAATGATAGTCTAGTTTCCCGTGCAAGAAATAACTTGGTTGCGCGTGCCATGACTGATCCAGAATGTACGCATATTCTTTTCATCGACAATGATATTTCGTGGGATCCGATCGATATATTCAAACTTATTCTATCGGACAAGGACATTATTGGTGGAATATATCCATTGAAAACCTATCATTGGAATACAATTACAAAGAATCCGGGAAATCCATATGAGACCAATCTATTGGGAAGTCTCATATCAAAAAAGAATGCATCTCAATTAAAAGACGTTATTTCCGACGAAGAAATGGTACAGTACAACTTATTAAAATACAATGTCAATTATTTAGACCCCTATTTAAAAATCGATAAAAATTGCGCAAAAGTTCGTCATATAGCAACTGGTTTCATGATGATCAAACGTGGGACAATAGAAAAAATGCAGAAAGCATTCCCATCTACCAAATATGTGGACGATGTGAGTTTTTTGCGAGGAAGCGAGAATGACAATGCATATGCCTTATTTGACTGTGGAGTAGAAAATGGCCATTATTATTCGGAGGATTGGATGTTTTGCGATCGCTGGGCCAAGATGGAGGGAGAAATCTATGTCGATGTTACGATTAGTCTTACACATACAGGTATTGAAGATTATCGTGGTTGTTATTTATCGACCATTATCTAATAATAGCAACTCTCGGATACGCAAAATATTTTTTTTAGGTCTATTGTCATATAGAATCAATTCGGATCTAGATTCGATTTGATTCCCCATTTCAAACAATTTCCGGATATTTTGCAAATGACCGGCGTCTTCTTTTGATATCGCATTTTTTTCTATAAGCCAGTCATAGAATTCCGTTGTCGGGGCATCATTGGTATATTCTCTATATTTTTCAAAGGTTTCTTCTATAGAATAAAAGCCTCGGTTATAATCCGTACCTGTTAGAATCATGACTTCTTGAAAATGTTCGTGGGTGATCTTTATGTCTTTAAAAATAGCGCGTGTGTCATATAGGCTACATTCTGCACGTTTTATGCTAAGACGGCGTATCACCCTAGGACAGTTGTATATAAATAAATCCATATCATCGCTCATGGTGGCCCACGCGATATTGTGTTTTACTAATTGTGCGCACAATTTATCAGCTTCACCTATAGCCCTGCAATGTGAAATTCCGTGTGCATCTAATAGGTCGCGCGTATTATCCAAATCCGCATAGGTAATACGGATGGCCCTTTTCTTGAGAAGATCGAATTCGCGTTTTGAAATTGCGGTCTGGTTTTCTTCGATTTCCGCGAGTTTTTCGGAGGCTTCTCGTTTTTCCATCCTGCGTTCTTTGAGCAACTCTGCCTTTTCTATGGGACTCTTACCGTCAAATACGAATATGGGCCGGATGTTGTATCGATGTAGCATCTCGATCATTTGATTCATTTCCTTCATGAGTGCGCCATTTCCTAGAAATCGGTAAATAAAAATGCTCGTATCTATCGCAATCGTTTTCCCGTGAAATTGACGTAAATTAACATATTTGATGGATTGTTTAGAACATTTTCGCATGAAATATTCATTCAGATTTTTGATTCCCATTCTATACCAAATAAAAAAGGGATCGGGTTGGGATCAATTTTTATTTGTATTACTTTTACTCTAAATAACTCATCCAAACATGTAATATAGATTATTCTATGTGACATTATTACATGAGTTGCATATTTAGTCCTATAGATTGTGTAAGGGATTGGTTCTGTAAAGAACAGTCAATATATTCCTTGACTTTTGCATCAAGTGCGGATTCATCCGTGCATTTGAAAATCGACTTATGTACATACAATTCATCGAAACAGGTTCGTGCGCCGAAGCATCCGGGGTATGTATCATTCGCCATAATCGTAACAAGGGGTTTTTTATGCGAGAAATCGGAGATCGAGTCCGTCCCAAACCAAAATTGCAGGAATGATTTGAGTGCCTGAATATCCGTCTTATTTAGATTTTCCAATACTCGCACGATAGAATCTTTCAATCGATCTCCGTCATTGTCCCATATCCAGATTCGCTGAATTGCATCTTCATCTGGCTCGACTTTCAAATTGCGGGATAGACTTCCATGATCCGCAGTATTGATCCTATAGGACTCTATGCCACGGAAATATTTCCAAAATTGGACAAATGAAATGTCGTGTAAAAACGAAACGCTAGTTAGACGACTGGCATCAATAATCGCGCGGAATCCAAGTATGAATTTTTGAATGGGGATTTGGATATATCGATTAAGGATCTGTGTTTGGATATATCCCCTTTTCGGAATATAGGTTTCTTCTCCTTGAAGAGACAAGAAAGTCGAGTATTCATCGATCGTCATTTCTTGTATTTTTCTCAAATTTGTAATATAGTCGATCTTGAATGGATGGATCGTTTTAAAGAAATGATCGAGTGAAATGGATTGATATCCATAAATCATCATATATGCCACGATGGGATGAATCGAAATACTGGGAGAAATATTCTCGTAAAAGATGGACCGGGCAAACATGATCCCGATGAGACGCCATAATCTAGGGGTAATAAATATACTATGTTGAGGGATCTTGTATTCGTCTTGTTCCCCGAAATATTGGAGGGCTTCTTTCGAGAAATTCGTATATAAATCACGGGTTAATCCCCCCGCATCTTCCCCATAATCCCCATTTGCAGTTTGGTATGTGACATGCGTATATGACTTTGGATCGGTGAGTTTTTTCATGGTATTGAAATTCGCGATCGAATACAACATTTCTTGCGGATTGACATATAGAGGCAATTTACGGTTGGCATATCCACGATTGCGATTCACCGTATTTTGCACGACGACTTCGATCGGAATGATTTCTATTATTTTGAATCGCAAAATACTATGCATGTGAAAATTGATAAATTCGATATTTTTATAATCGTGTTTTGCAAAATACTCAAGACATTCATTTATATATGAATCATTTTCAAGTTCAGATGATATTCCATTGTAACAATAGAATACATGGTCATCCAATATCTGGATCCCTTTGTTAATGTCATATAGGATAAAATGGACGAGACTTTGGGGGGTGATTTTCTTATAGTAACCCATCACAGATGAAATATCATCATTGTCATCATATTGAATCGTAACCAATGCATCAAATATGAATTCCAATAGTTTGAAAATATCCGTGTAATTTGCATGGATGAATGTATTGCTTGTGAGGCAGACATTCAATATACGAAAATAATTATTGAGCGATTTTGTAATTCCAGTACAGTTCTTTTCCTCGGTTTTTATCGTATCCATGATATTCTTTGATAGAATGTCAAAGAGAATTGAATTGTGCATCCGGGGTAAAATATCCTGAATGACTGCATCTTCCAATTCAAATTGATGAAAAATCTGGGTAAAGATCCTGCGATCATTCAATACACGGGAATTCGACAAGAGTTTGCGAGGATCGCAGATTTGATTGATTTGATGGAATGGCATTTTTTGGATGAAATGGTATAATCGAGGGACGCTCCATTGACAGATCCCGCAAATCTCTTTTGTTTTCATAATCGTCGAAAAAGTCAGATCATTCGATCCTAAATGATGGACATGTTTGATAAGATGACACATACACGTATTTATATCTCCTATAATACATTTACAATATTCCACCATTTTGACTTTTGTTTGTTCGTGAAACTGCGTCGAACAAATAAAAGAGACTTGTTGATAAGGAGTATACAAATTGAGTTCTTCAAAAATAGATTCCATGATTTATAATAGTTTCAATTTAGAGTAACAAAGAGATCAATTTTTATATCAGGACAATATAAAGAATGCATTACACGAACCCCGCAAATAGTCTTATAGAAAAAATATGTGGGGTCATGCTGGAGGGGATGCGGACATACCATCCCACAAACATTCGGCATGATATTACTGTATTACCTATAGGACAAAATTACGAATTGATCAACCCTTTTATCAAGACATATATCGAATCCAATTCATCCGAATGTGATACGTTTCACTTTTCGATCGGGACGCGCAAATTCGAAGTGAATATTGTCGCTTTTCGAAAGATTCATAAAAAAACGATGGAGTCTTATATTCGATATATATACATTTGGCTCTTCATTGCATGCGCGTTTTCCACACAAAAGCATTGTTCGCAAACCCTCCGCATATTTATCTATATGACTCCTTACAAAAAAGTGTTGCCCGATCGTTTGGGTAGTCCTATAGGTGAATTAAATGTGAATACGGGATATACCTTTTCATGTAAACGTGCAAATGAAATTTATGTGTACCGATCCGAAGAATGGTTCAAAGTGTTGATTCATGAAACCTTTCACAGTTTTCATATGGATTTTTCATCCATGGAAAAAAATGGGGACGATGCAATCTTGAGACTATTTCCAGGATTGCATCTCGACTTGCGATTATATGAAAGTTATACGGAGATGTGGGCGGAAATCATTCATACCATGTTTCATGGGGTTTCGCCGAAAATGGGGATTCGAGGTTTGACGGATGCATTCAAACGGAATATTTTGAAAGAACGCCGGTATTCTTTATCGACGGCACATTCTGTATTGCATCATTACGGTTTGTCCTATAGAAATATTGTGGAGGGTGGGAATATGCGTGCATACAAAGAAGATACGTGTGCATTTGCATATTACATTGTGAAATCGTGTTGGATGTTTCATGTGGATCGATTTATCGATTGGTGCGCGGTTCATAATGGGGGGTCGTTTCAATTCCGTCATTTGGCTTGTAATATAGGATCATTCTGTCAGATGTATCGTGATCTATATGACGACGGGGGGTTTATTTCGTCGGTGGATGGCGCCAAGATACAAAGGTCTTTGCGAATGACTTGTTTGAATGTGGAGAAGTTGCATGATGGATAGATTTTATATGAAAATTGAGAGATAATATGTGAGAATTACACTTTTTCACGTTTTTTACAAAGTGAAATCCCGAATAAAAAAGAGGTTTTCCTCTTTTTATTTTTTTTAATTTAATTTTATATTAGATGAAATTATTCCCAATCAATTATATACATTGTACAACGGCTTGTATTCCTCCATTTTTGTTTTTTTATCTCATCTTCAATTACATCTTTTTGGAAATTTTTCAAATACCATTTGGCGTTTTTTCCAGCTTTAATTATAATATTTGGTCTATTATCCATTCTGTATGCCAATTCTAAAACCATATCAAATGTATATGACTTATTTATTCCACTAGCTCCTACGCATCCCTCACGATCCGTGGGATGAATATCAGAACCCTTATAACCAACATCAACACCAGTTCTTCTTTCAATCGCTTTGATATGTTCCATCTTTAATAAGGTAAATTTGTATATTTTATAATTTGCAAAAAAGGGTTTCAATTTTGTTATTATAATTATAGATTAAATTAATTTATAATTGGCATTTCACTTCGTAAAAAAGTGTAATAAACACTATAAAGGGATAAGCGAAGCGTTCAGGGAACCCTCTGCTTCGCTTGAGGTTCCCTCTAAAATTGAAATCATTTTTCATTATGATTTCAATGTATACTTGTTATAATGTCTGCTGTAAAGAATATTCTATTGTTGATTGATTGCCAAGAGGATTTTATGGATAAACCTGATAGTGGGCTTCCTGTTATGGGGTCTATGTTGGATATTGTTCGTCTTATAAAAATGATTTATCGAGATATTGATCGATATGAACGAATCGGATCTGCATTCTTTGACGAAATTCATTTGACAATGGATTCGCATTTATCAATACATATTGGACATGCTGGATTTTGGCGCAGAGTCGATGGACAACTCGTTGAACCTGGGGTTGTTTTTACCCTCAATGAAAAAGATGAAATCGTCAATGCTTTCGATTTTAAGGGTGTAAATGCAGGATCGATTGTATATATTGCACATGAACCATGTCTGCAAGTATGGGCAATAGAATATATTCGCGAAATGGTCAATGTGAAAAAGATTTATCCCTTGATTTGGAATACTCACTGCATTCGCAATCAACTTGGCTGGATGATTGAAACCAATCTAGTGAATGCTATTTCAGAATGGAAAAAGGTGACAGGACGAGACATATTTATTCACGAGAAAGGGGAAAACATCTTGACGGAAATGTATAGCATCATGAGTGCAACTGTCCCATACGAAGAATTAATGTTGAAATTTGATAAAGAAACGCAAGATGCAATATTGGATTATACTTGCATTCCGAATTTGATGGCGTCTTTTCCCGAGATTCGAGCATATGATCCGACTATAGGAAATTCTCGTAATATGAGTACCCGATTCAATGAACCTTTATTTGACAAGTTATGTGGGAATTCCGAGAATCAGCATCGACTCTTCATCGCTGGTCAGGCTAAATCGCATTGTGTAAATGCATCTACACGGGATATTGTAGAATGTATTGAAAAAAAAGGAATGAATCCGGACCGCGTTTGTATTATAGAAAATTTAATGAGTAATGTGGTATTACCGGATAACCCGGATCTTAGTGCAAAATTCAAAGAGGATGGAACTCGATTTATTCGGGAGATGAACGAAAAAGGTGTCAATATTATGAACTCAAATATATTATTATAATCATTTATTCTTTCGCGGTTGGTCATATAGAAATTATTAGTTGATATCTTGATTTAATTATTTTGTCAAGTGGGATATTTCGTTATAAAAAGAAAAAAGGTACATCTATGGGTCTCATTTGAGATGAGATACCATAGAATATACCTTTTCTTTTTTTCATTTTTTTTCTTTGTTTCTTTTTTTTTCTTTTTTGTTTGTTTCTTTTTTTTCTTTTTTTTTTTTTTTTTTTTTTTTTTTTTTTTTTTTTTTTTTTTTTTTTTTTTTTTTTTTGTTTTTTTTTTTTTCTTTTTTGTTTTTTTCTTTTTTTTCTATTTTTTCTTTTTTGTTTGTTTCTTTTTTTTCTTTTTCTTTGCTTCTATTCATTTATTTGCTAAAAAGCAAATTTATTTTATAGTAAAATCTCTTCAAAAGAAATCTACCCATTAATTCTAATCACTATATGGATGAAGTCCATCATTATGGCAATGAAGCCAATATTCTTCTCCATTAATGAACGGATCAAAATCTTGGTTCTCTGTTGGGATAGTGATTTCGCCGAGATTGACTTTATTTGGATCAAATGCAACATCGATATCGAGGTCATCGAAATTATGATACGATCTAGTAATTGGCGATGGAATTGGGTAGAATTTCTCGAATTGCGGAGGAGCATTTGTTTGTCGTTTCAATTCCAGTTTAGAAAGCTCTTTATTATCCTGGATTCCTCGCTCAAAGTCAATTTGTAGCAAACGACTTACAGTGGGTTCAATTCGAAATAATCGGCTGGTCACATTCTGAATACTTTCTTGAAGTTGCTGTTTCAATTGCGCATTCTCATCTTCGATATACAATATCCGATCGGTTAACTGATCAATGATTTCATTCTGTTGATTCCCGAGCAAAGTGAGAGTATCGCATTTTTTCTGTAGCGTTTCGACCAAATCGAGTGTGCGCATAAGCCCATCGCTTAGCGTTTCGAGTGTCATGGAAGCCGGTGGAATAGGATTTTTATTGATTCGAAGATTTAAAGTAAAATAATTATCGGGGGAAAGATCCGGATTTTTAATATCAAGTGGAACATCGATGCTGTATTGCTCGTATGTCTCCATTTCATACTTTACCTTTTCCGTGAGTGGATTTTCATCGTTCCACTCACGAAAGTGTAGAAATGCCATGTTCGAAGGCTGATTGCGTCTTGTCGAGATATCAATGCGGGAGATTGTGCCGATATTCATCTGTTCAATGATTCGACGCAAATCTTCACGGGTATAATTCGCAATGTATGGGACAAAGACGCTCATGTAAGACTGGGTTGATTGCTGTTGTTGTTCGTTCATCATTTTGCTTGAAGTAATACTTTTTATTTTTATAAAAAAAAGTATTTCAATTTTGCAAAACATTAGTCCTATAGGATCTATATTCTGGTGAATCCTGTATCGCGTTTAATTTCTTCTATTACGAGGGGTCTTGTATTTTCATTATCGAATATGGCGCGGGTTTTCATTAATAGACAATCCGTTTCGGGTTCTTTTTTCGGGATATATTTAATTAGTTTGGCATCTTTTGTCGCAATCAAGATGCGTTTCAAATCTGCATTTTGCGTGAATTTGGCATATAGGATTTTCTCGCGTTCTTCGTCTTCATTGTATGTACCGTCAATTTTGATATCAGATGGTCGGAGTTGTTTGTTTTTCGTCTTGTCTGTTTTATCAATATAGGTTCCTGATTTGGAGGCTGCCGCCTTTGCCAATTCCACGGTTTGGGATATATCACTATCACTATTTGTAGAAAATAGCCGGTAAAAATCGGGATTCTGTTTGCGGAATTTAGAACCTTCAATATAATGTGTCGCAGATGCCCATCGCAATCCTTCGAGTGAAATTCGCTCTGTAATCCAATCGTCGTCCAGTTTTTTCCGCCAATCGACATGTTCTTTAATCATAAGTTCTTTGAATTCGAGGGATCTTGTATGCGGGATTTTTTCAGACACTCCTTTTCCCGGCTTTGGAACCCCATTAGAATGTGAATGAAATGCAAACACGGTATCTGCATCATAAGATGCATGGGCATCATTGTCATCGTCACATATGAATCCTTGATCGGGGTCTAGTCCAATCTTTGTGCGAAAATTGCGGAAATCTTGAATGATATAATACGGTCCTCCAATACGTTCGATACATTTTATTGTAATCAATATTTTTATATCATATGGAATTTCCTGGAAAGTGAAAATGTGTTTGCGTTTATAGGATATCAATCGATAATGTTGTCCATCATATGAAACCATAATGTAGTAATTGGGCGAGAACCGGATTTCGAGTTCGCTATCTTTCAATTCTCCGCATTGTAATACCGAATGTATATCCCGTGTATAATTTGATTCATTCATAATAATCATTTTGATATTGAGAGCACGTTCAATCGTTGAAATGGCCCAATGATCCGCCCAATAACGGGATGTTTGCATGACCGCGCGCAAATCATCGAGAGTATCTACACTTGAAATAAATTGATATTCTTCTATATGACTCATTTGAATGGCTAAAAATTCTTTGGTTTCTGCATATTCGATTTCAATGGATTTTGCATCTTGTATGATTTTGGCTTGTTTATCTTTTTCCGGTTCTTTTTTCAATTTTGATTTCAATTCTTTATGTGTCGTTTTCAACATCTTTAATTGTTTTTCTATTTCCGATTTCTCGGATTCAGCATTCATATAGAGATCTTTGTATAACTGGAAAATATCATCCGTGACCTCTTTTGCTAAAATCGCGCGAAGTTTTTCAATCGTGGTAATCTGACCTATTTGGGCAAATGCGAGACGAATTGTATCAAAGAAACAGTCCCCATTGGAAGCAGTTTCCAAAATATCATACTCGTTGTTTGTCATATAGGATTCAATCCACTGGTTTTTCGAAGATTGTCGGAACGTTTTTTTCATTTCTTTGGAATCTTCCTTTGTTTCTTCTATCAGCATTTCGGGCATCTTTTTCGAAGAATCCACCGTAAATATTCCGGGGACAAGTGCGTTCTCTGCTTTTTTTTGCGATGCCGGTTTATTAGATTCCGGAATCACGAGATCCAATGCTCCATTCATGTCTTCTTCATCCGCATCCGCATCCGCATCCGCATCCGCATCCGCATCCGCATCTGTCATGGTAATTCGCATTTTCGGTTTTTTCATATTTGCCTCGCGTTCAAAATCGGATATTTCCTGTTCACTATAATCAGCATGTTGATCAATAAAGAATTGCATATCTGCAAAACTGTACAATATAATATCTCCTAAACGATTCAAATCGATGTCTCCTTCATCATCTAAAAAAGATCGAACACGCGATTTATCCATTTTGTCGATAGATTCATATTCGAATGCACCTATCTGACATTTCACCATCTTATTGTGGATCAAATATACAGGATAATAGTATATATGACGTTTTTCAAACGTTTTTTTCTCTCGTCCTATAGAAATGATATAACGACGTCCAAAAATCTCAATTTCGTATAATGGGGATTCAAACCCAATGTCATCAATTTCTAAATTGCGATTTTGTTCATATTTCAATTCTCTTTCAGTATTCATATATATTATGTAAAATAATATATATAATTCATATCTTACGATATCATGAGATCACATCAGATCGAGTATACTCTGCATTATTTGATTTTTTGTAGAATGTCCATAAATTTGAAAATGACTCTTGATGAAAAACTCTTTTTCTCTTTTGGTTTATAAGATGAAAATACCCGGATTTTATCCACAATCATATTCCATTCCGAATATTCGGAAATTTGGTGCAATCCAGCGGAAAGAATAATGAATAAATTCTCTGTGATTTCTTCGACTTCGTTTACTTTATCTGGTATGTCTATATTTACTTCAATCAATCCTTGCATCTGAAGAATGATCTGAATCAAGGATTCTTTTGCTAAAACTCCATTTATCATCAAATTCGTGATAAATGCAGAAGTTGCTTTCCTTGCATCATTCTCTTGATTGTATTTGCAATATTTATCGTAATCATCATTCTGACTGACATATTTTATATTTTGCATACTATCAATAAAATGCTCTGTAAAATCATCCAGAATCTCTTTGAAAATGTCGAATTTTTCCATCAAGATTTTATACAAATTGGCGTATATTTCGGAAAAGAATTTATTCGTACTCGCAATATGAAAAATCGATGACGCAATCTGTCTGATCTCTACAAGATAATTTGTAGGACTCAGCCCCTCGATATATTGAATAATTTCATTTTTTTGTGCCTCAAAATTTTTGATTGACATTTTATTCAAACACCCCTTGATGTCATTGATTGTTTTTTCAATCCCTTCCTTCTTTTCAATGACGGTCGTCTTGAAGGATCGCACCGTAGACCATCCATCATCTTCGGACTGTACTATGGGACGCTTTTTTCGGTCTTGCATTACAACCGGTGCAGTCACGTTTAACTGGAGACACAAGTTTTGTATAATACTCAATACGGTACTTGGCAATGTATATTGATTCATTGTAATAGACATTATGTATTATATAAAAATGTGTTTATATTATTTTTTTGGAATAATCCTATATGACGATAAAACAGAGAGCCTTCATGGATAAAAGTGCTAAATTCGGATTATTATCAATCATTTTATTTTCCAATTTATATGCAATGAAACTATCAAAATCTACGCCATAGGTGATTGTTTCCGTCAAACTATTTTGCAAAGCAATTGTAATGTAATTTCCATAAAACCCTCCCTGATTTGCAGTGGAAGGAGTGGTTACTATTTGTGTAATTGTCCCGCGTATTACTTCTTTTGCAATAAATGTGTGATTCGAATCTATAAAAGGGGCATATATCACAATTGTTTTTTTCATATAATATGGCTTTGTAGGATCAAATATATCAGAAATAGGTATCATATTTGCGTTCCATTTTTGCGTTTCTGTCATATAGAATATATCTCGGGAATTATTTGCCGGTTTAATACCGCAGGGGCGGGCGCCCATTATTTCTTCATTGGGGTGATGGTTTCTAGACAGATGGAACAATATTCAATTGGATTACTTTTATCGGGGAATGTATCTATATAGTCACATATGATATTATGATTGCATTTTGAATGCAGATATTTAATGACGATATCATGAATGACCTTATAATGTTCGTCTTGTAGATCTTTCGGGATTTTCTCGATTTCCATTTTCGCTCTTGTCATATAGTAAATATTAAGATGGGTATCCGACATTGAATGTTTTGTAAATTTGTATTTATATTCTATATGACAATCATAAACAATATAAATTGATTTTTTCATCTATTTCTAAATGGGTAATGCAGTATCTGTAGATGAAATGAATAAAATGAATACGGTATTGGATAAAATATTCTCGATGGATTTTCCCGTTTTGGATTTGGGCGGGCGTATGGGTCAAACGGGATATATCGATTTTATTGATGATGCGGAATTAGGGGAATATAAGGTTGTAAAAGGAATAGATTCAATTGGGCGTCGTTTTTTGGTGTTGAAATGCGAGATTGCGGGGGATCCGGATCCGGATGCGCAATATTGTATTACCTTTTTCCAAAGATATAACGACAGGAGTGTTACGTATCATTTTACGGAAAATTTGCGTAAATGTTTGATTACATCCGAAGGTGGGGCATCAATCGATCAAATGTTGGGATTACTATCGCTTTTGGAAAATGGCAAAATTGCATTGGATTATGATCGATCTAAACTATTGCGTATATTATATCGAGATCTTTATGAAATGACGGATGAAGATAAAGCGAATGTGAATGATATAGTACAATTGGGGTGGACTCCGAAATCGAATGTGGATACTATATTTACAAAGTTGCATGAAATAAGCCAAGCGTCAGATCTTTCGCAAAATTGAAATACTTTTTTTACAAAGTGTTGAAAGTATTATCTTTAAAAGCAATATGTCGAAATCAATGAAACGTTCTAACGCGAATAATGTTGATAAACGTCCCTTTTGTGGCGTGTGTCAAAAAGCAGGTAAACCTGAATCCGTGTTTCGAGGACACTATACCAAATCGAAACCGGGTCCAGATGGTGTTGTTATATGTCCTACTATATTATCTATTGAATGTCGATTCTGTCACGAAAAAGGCCATTCGGCTAGCGAAGATCATTGTCCTGCTTTGCGCGAGAAAAAACTCCGTCGCGAGAGATGGGAACGCGAAGATCGTGAATGTCTACGTGAAAAAAAAGAAGAAAATAAAAATATTGTACTTAAAAAATCTGCAATGAACAATCGGTTCGCACAAGCATTCGGCGACTCAGATGATGACAACGAAGTTGAAGTCAATCATTCCAAAATATCTGTCCCTCTTCCCACAGTTGTTCCGAAACCAGTGGCAGAAAGTGTTCGCAAATTCTCGTACGCCAGCATGGTGAAACGTGAAACTCTGATCGAGAAACCAATCGTTCCGCAATATACAAATTTTACACCATTGACGAAATTTGTTCCACAGATGCTAGTCAAAGAATTCGATCTCGAAGTCGAAGAAGAGCCAAAACAAATTGTTGTCGAACCCATTGCCAAAGTTGCGACGACCAAAGTTGCGACGACCAAAGTTACGACGACCAAACTCGAGATCCTGAAGGAGTATTACAAGCCGATTCCGCTCGAAGTCGAAGAAGATGACGATGACGAATTTTCATTTGATGTGAATTTCATGTCAAAGAGCTACGTTCCAAACGATGCTTGGTAAGTTAAATAGAAATTGCATGATATGACAATTCTTAGATTGTATTTACAATCTTGCAAAAAACAATAAAAAAGAAAAACATTGAAAACCTATAAAAAGAAAAACATTGAAAACCTATAAAAAGAAAAACATTGAAAACCTATAAAAAAGAAAAACATTGAAAACCTATAAAAAAGAAAAACATTGAAAACCTATAAAAAAGAAAAACATTGAAAACCTATAAAAAGAAAAACTTTACCCAAATGGGTAAAGTTTTTTTTTCACGTATCTATGTCCTATAGTATATTCGCCTACAAACAAGTTAAAAAGAATCGTGATATTATAATTAGCATGGAAACTTCTATAGAAGAACCGCAAATCGAAAATTGGGATGATTTAAATATCAAGACAGATCTTCTTCGAGGAATATATGCATATGGTTATGAAAAACCAAGTGAGATTCAAAGAAAAGCAATACCACATATTATATCTAAAAAAGATACAATTGCACAAGCACAGTCGGGTATGGGAAAAACGGGTACATTTTCAATCGGAGTATTGGAACTGATTGATGTATCTCTACCACAAACACAAGCAATTATACTAGCACCTACACACGAATTAGCAACACAAATTCATGGTGTAATTACTGCTCTAGGTAGTATGTTGGAAGGACTATCGGTCAAATTATTGATAGGAGGTACATCTATACAGAAAGATGTAGAATCAATGTCGGCAAATATACCACATGTAATTGTAGGTACAACAGGTCGCGTATATGACATGATCCGACGGAGATATTTGACGGTAAGTGGTGTCAAGATTCTTGTATTGGATGAAGCAGATGAGATGTTGTCGAAAGGTTTTAAAGAACAGATTTACAACATTTTCCAGAATTTCAATTCATCGATGCAAGTTGCCATTTTTAGTGCAACATTACCCGATGAGATTCTGGAATTAACGAGTAAATTCATGCATAGTCCAATCCGGATTACTATGAAAACTGAAGAGTTAAATTTGAATTGTATTAAACAATACTTTGTTGCATTGCCAAGTGATCGCGATAAATATGAAACGATAAAAGATCTTTTTTCTGTAATTACCGTTTCGCAGAGTATTATTTATTGCAATAGTGTGCATCGTGTAAATGAATTGCATCAAGCAATGACTGCTGAAGGATATTCCGTATGTTGTATTCATAGTTCCATGACAGTAGATGATCGAGAACGAGAATTCCAGAAATTTCGAATTGGAGAATATAGATGTCTTATTTCATCAAACGTTACTGCCCGCGGGATAGATATTCAGCAAGTGAGTACGGTCATTAATTTCGATATTCCAAAATGCCCACATACGTATTTACATCGTATTGGTAGAAGCGGTAGATGGGGGCGTAAAGGCATGGCGATAAACTTTGTCACGAAATATGATATCCAATTGATGCGAATGATAGAAAATCACTACAAAATTACAATGGAAGAATTACCGGCAAACTACGGATCAAATTTGATTGGTATATAAAACACACGGATCAAATTTGATTGGTATATAAAACACACGGATCAAATTTGATTGGTATATAAAACACACGGATCAAATTTGATTGGTATATAAAACACACAGAGTCATATAGGACTATTCTAATATGGGTTGCGTAGAAAAAAATGAAATAAATTATCCAACATATTATATGTTTGATAATTTCATGATTGCATTCGTATTGGATGAATGTCCTATTGTAACAAAACCAATAAAATCGGAGAAATCTACAGACGAACACAATTTCTTATTTCCTATAGAATATTTAACAGATGTATATGACATTCCTGACAATGTATCGAATGATTTAGAACTTTACTCAACGAAAGAATCGAAATCATCCATGTATAAACAACTATTCCGACCAAGAAATCAATTTGCAGAAAGTACAATGAATCGATGGACAAAATATACCACAAATCAAACCTATTTGACAGAAACACAGACTATTATAAAAAATATGGAGGTCACATATTTAGAAGATGTTTCTTCCAATGAAATAATCCAGATCTGGGATTCATTGAAAAACGACAAAGGATTCCTCGAAAGATATTCTTACATGGAATGGGAATGTCTCTATTTTCTAAACACAACCCCTGCTTTTCTCCAAGCCATTTCCATGGCAAATATGATATCTCCTGTATTGAGTCTTTTATTCCCCATTCTTTTTCTAATATTGCCTTTTATATTATTAAAAATACAGGGAATTCCAATTGACGTTTCCACGTATATCGACGTTTTAAAGGATATTACAAAACATCATTTTATAGGAAAATCGATTACTTCGATGGAAAATCTGGACGTGCAAAATATTGCTTATCTCATTTTCACAACGGGACTTTACTTGTATCAAATCTATCAGAATTCTATCATGTGTATGCGTTTCTATCGTAATATAGAAAGAATAAATGAGGATCTCGTAAAAATACAATCTTTCGTGAAATCCACAATTCAGAAAATGAAACACTTTTGCACGATTTCAGAAGGGATGGTGACGTATGACAAATTCAGAACTACAACGCTTAGTCATATAGAAACATTACATGGGTTGTCTGATGAATTGTCCGTGATTGGACCTTTTGAAATAAGTATTTTCAAGATAAATGAAATCGGGGTTTTGATGAAAATGTATTATACCTTACATTCCAATATGGTTTATGAAAAGGCATTGATCTACGCATACGATTTCGAGGGATATTATGATAATTTGTTGGGTGTTCGTGCGAATATGGTTCTGGGACATATTCATGGGGCTACATTCGACGATGATGGTTCGGCTAAAATGGTGGGGCAATATTACCCGGCGATTTCGAGAGAGGATGCCGTCGCAAATGATTATGCGTTCAATAAAAATGCGATTATTACGGGTCCGAATGCATCGGGGAAAACCACGTTATTGAAAACGACTGCCATCAATATTATTTTCACGCAACAAGTTGGATTCGGATATTATGAGTCGTGTGTTCTTTACCCGTATAGTCATATACATTCCTATCTGAATATACCCGACACATCGGGTCGTGATAGTCTTTTCCAGGCGGAATCCCGGCGATGTAAAGAGATTATTGATGTTATACTGGAGAATAAATCCGCCCATCATTTTGCCATTTTCGATGAATTGTATTCAGGTACGAATCCGGTGGAGGCGTCTAAATCGGCGTTTGCATTTTTACTTTATTTGACAAAACACGAGAATGTGGATTTTATGTTGACGACGCATTATACATCGATATGTAAGCGATTGAAGAAAGAACCGCGGATAAAATGTATACGGATGTCGGCGATAGAAAAAGAGAATGATGAAATTGAATATTTGTATAAAATCGAAAAAGGGGTTTCGAAAATACAGGGCGCAATCAAAGTGTTGCAACAGATGGGATACCCGGAGGAGATTATTGATAATATTCACAAGTATTAGAATGTAGATTATTTATAAGATCTTTATAAATAATCGTAAACACATTGTTGTTAGAATCTGTCACTAAAATGTTTATCTTATAAAAAAGATTGGACATATATATACTTCTAAATAAACTATTTTCTGTAATTATTATCATTCTTACACTTTTGCACATTCAATCCAAAAAATACTCTTTTGTGGAGAGTTATTTAGAGTGAGGACACGATGGTGTAAAAATGATCCACTATGTAAAAAAGGTATAATTCTAAAACAATTTAAACCGTATATGTATTATATGTAAAATGACCGATTACCAGTTATTGACTTTCAAGGAAAAAACCGATGTCACGCTATATGTGATTTATTGCAACGACTATTATACATTGTATGGTAGCCGACGATATTTGGATTCACACGATATTGAATCCGATGATGGTCGTGCAGATTTCTATCGATCTTTCCATTATTGTCAATTCGATGTTATGATGGCATATATCAAATTCATGTTTAATAATTTCAAAGAGACGGTTGAAATTGCGCAAAATGTGATTTCCGTAGATGATAGCATTTCCCCCCACGATTATAGTGTAGATGATCTATATGACATGATAACTTCAAAGAACGAGATTTTTGCATACGATTTATACAATGTCTATGATACCGATTTAAAGAATTTATTAGGATCGCTTTTTTATTATTAAATGGCCGAGGTTGTGATTTTTCATATTATTTTATAAATAATATGAATAATATAAAGAGTTCCGTAAATATATTGATATAACACAAAAATGACGGACAAAGTGATTAAAAATGAATGTTGGTTCATTAAACATTTGGTATCTAAAGTTGAAAATGGCGAAATCTACAAACCAAAGTATCAACGCAAACGCAAATGGGACAGATATCAAATAAAAGAAAATATTCCAAGCGAAAAAGAATATATAGTATTCCTATTTGACACCTACAATAGTGTTCATGCAATTACATTTGGGCAAGATAGCGATAAATTGTCCAATATAGATGGAAACAACAGGATAAATGCGATTATTCATTTTTTGAATAAACCTTTTGATATCTTCCCTGAGAAAATGAGTGATTATATTACATTCATTCAAGAGCAGGTATACGAAAATGAAAAAAAGACAAACGAAGCACAAAAGGCGAAAGAAATCGCGAAAAAGGTATCAAATGAGGTTGAATGCATTATAAAAGAGATGACTTATGATGAAATAATGACGTTTCGATACCACAAATATTTTATAGATAAAGGTTTTACCGAATTATACACAACCCATTTAAAATTATTACGAGATGTAAGCGAAGATCATATTGATAAATTAATCAGTAGCATGAAAATAAAAGGAAAAGATCGATTTGATACGGATGTAAAAATTATGGTGAATATATTCAGCGGATATACGACAGAAGAATTGGCGGAGCTGTTTAGCAGAATAAACCAATATAATTCGGGTTTAACTGAACAAGAAGCATTGGCAAGTCGATTGTTTAATATTATCAATTTTGTCATATATGATAAATTAACGGAATATGAAATAAAACAACATATAAAACAATATTATCATGACCGCAATAAAGATGAAATTCTTAATTGTTATTTATATAACAATACCAATGAAACCATTAATGCATACGATTTCATGGTCGGATTTCAAAATTATGCAAATAAAAAATGCGATCTCATTTTAAAGACAGACGATGATGGATTATCCCTATTTTTCAAAATATTCAAGGCAATTTTTAAAGGCAGTTTTGATGTCACATTTACAAGTGAAAATGCCAACCGCTTTGTAGAATACATTTTAAAAACAATCGATATTTTACAAAAAATAAAAACCATCATTTTCATGGAAAACTTAGTAGGGGGGACTTGTACATTGTTTGATACTGCAAATAAAAAATTAAAATCATTGAAAAAAAATAACATGTATCTCATTATTACTTCAATAATTGGTTACATAAACCTCGATACATCTGAAGAAATTATATTACGATCCATTGAAACATGTATATTATATCATTTTTTCGTAAATAGTATAAAAGACAAAGAGATGAAAGATCAATATAAACTATATGACACGATTTTATACGAGGCCGGTGGTTCATTTATTGACAATAAAGCAAAAGAATATTTGAAACAACCAAATTTGATTTGTATGAAAATTACAAAAGAAATCATGACATCTGTATTGGGTCAATTAATACAAGAAAATGTGAATAATAGAGATTATGAAGTTCGTGCAAATGGTAAAGATAAATACGATAAACGAAGATCTCGTAAATTTCACGAAAAAGTACTCGTTTATTATTATTATAAATGTAAAATCCCTACTGAATTTCTAACGCATAATTTTTGGATAGAACATATATTTCCATTTAGTTGTAGTTGGGACAATCAAATAGATATTGATCGTTTGGGGAATATATTCCCTATTTTAGAATCATTGAATCGAGAAAGATGCAATAAACCTATAGATGAATATAACAAATCGAATAAACCCGATTTTATAGAGTGCATAAAAAATATCATTCCTACAACTGAAGTATATAAAGAAATAGTATCTCACAATGATACAAAACCCCATATTTTTAATTCCGAAGGATTTAATACATTTTGTCTTGAGAACGAAGCAAAAATCACAGATTGTTTTTTAACACATATTTTTTCCAAATAAAAGATTGTCAAAAAATAAATACTCTATATTCCCATTTTATATTGTCTTATAGGACAATATAAAAGAATTATGGATCAAGAATTACGAACTATACATTTACTTGGTTAAAGGTGTCTTGGCACTCGTCTTTGCCGTCTTTGCATATGGTCTCTTTTTCCTCTCGACTTTAGTAAACTCTTCATCTTTAGTTTCTACTCCACCCTCTTCTTTCAAAGATGGGACTCTCTTGGATTGAAGACGCGTCTCACACATCAGTTTTCCCTTGTTGATTCCGCTTATATTTACCGCCTGGACTTCATGGGGACCTTCTGTGGTCGGAACAATATCAAACTCGATATATTCCCCCTGAACTAGGTATTTGTATTGAGAATCCGATGTTTGAATTGCACTATAATGCACAAAAATATCCTTGTCGTCCTTTGTAATAAACCCATAACCCGCTTTATTGTTAAACCACTTGACTTGACCGATTGATCGTGTATCGCACATGTATTACGATTATACTATTTATCGATAATCGTTTTTATATTGTTTATATGACTAGTTATTATATAATAATAATGTATATGTTTAGTCAAGGCAAGATAGCATCAATATTATTTTTATTTACCGTGATTTTTTTATCTATCGGATTTTCCATGATATTGCCATCATCAATGATCATGCATGAAGGTTTCGAAGAAGGGTTATTCCAAGCAAATAATCCAACTCTCCAGGATATTGCATCTCTTTTGAAAAATTACAATACACAAGATATTGCTACGTGCAATGAAACCATTTCAAAGATAAAACCCATGTTGGAGGGTTCTTCGACTCAAATAACGGATACAAATCTAATTGCAAGCATAAATAAAATTTTAGGAGATTCAACACTTGACCCTCTAAAACAAATAGATAAAATCATTGCTTTAAATGTACCCACTACAGAAACAAATTTACATCCAGTCATTACATCAAATTTGGGAACAAGATATGCAGCATTGACTACTATGTTACAAAAAATGAAACAATTTGAAGATACACCAACAATAAACCCAACCTCTTTCTCAAATGACATCATGTTAACCAATATATTGAATAAAGCCATCGGTGCACCGATTGTCAATGGCGGAAAAACCAGTTATACCGAACTTTATAATTACATGCAAGAAGCATATCCTTCATTAAATCTCACTCCAATCCCAACAACTGCATCATAATACATATTTGGGAATCCCGCAAAATTCCACTTTATACAAGTCATATAGAAATCTCTGGATCACGGGATCTTGCGAATAATTCGCAATGTTTTCTTTATTCGAAATCAGTCGTTCCACGGGTTCTTGATACCAATCTGTTTTCCCCGTTTCCAAGAAAATAGCCATGTATCCAACAGAAATAATATCATCTCTGCGACTATAGGTATTATTGTGATGCAAATGAATGCTGGCATATTTAGGCGTTCCAACTAGATTTGTGGTATTTATATTTGCGTAATGTTTTGTATGTTCATCTATATAAAAAGTCGCCATTCCAAAATCAATGAGATGGATTGCCCCATTTTTAAACATGAAATTCTGGGGTTTGATATCACGATGTACCACATAATGTTTATGAACATCTTGCAAAATAGAGAGAATATGACGGATAATGTTTTCCACACTTCGTATACGATCCACATAAGATGCTTCCATGAGTTTGGGCGCTATGTCATATAGAGAATATTCGTATAATTCCATAATGAGAAAAATGCGTTCTTCAATTGTTCCATACCAATATATTTTAGGGATTTTTTTCACTTTTTTTGTCGTTAAATATTGAATCATCCGGGTTTCGTGTTTGATGGTTTTTACATTTTGATCCGTTTTTATCGCGACTTCTTTATTTGTTTTAATCTCTTTTGCCAAAAAAACGTTGCCGAATGCGCCTTGTCCCAAAATGGATTTGATTTCGTATTTATTACCGATCGTCGTCATAGTTTGTCTTATAGAAAATCTATATATATTTTCCGGGTTTATACTATATGGCGATTAGTAGCAAAATGAAAAAAATGGGCGAAACGATGGATGAAATAAAAACGCCTTTATTCATGGGGACTCTTTTCATATGGCATGTCCTTTATTTTGCCGTATTTTTTGGATTGGCATATATTGATGAAACGTATATTCGGTGGTTAAGTACTGGAATACAGATTTTCATTTGTTTATTTTTGATTGTACGTTTCCGGCCATTTCGCGAATATACGATTACACGATTCGATGCCAGTGTGATATTTGCCAGTGCGACTATTATGCTCACCAACGTGTTAACCACGGAAATCTTTTCGGCTTATATGGGGACTTTTACGGATGGAGTCAAAGGGATCGTTTCTATAAAGAATAAAGAAACAGAACCCGAAACAAAAACAGAGACAACTCCTCCTACATCGACATTGACGTATGCACCAAATCCCACTTTACACGGGACATCTAATACTAATACTATAGGACCCATTGTAACAAAACCTATCACAAATTCTACCCCTGATCAACAACAATCTACGAAAATAACTTATTATAATCCATCATAATATTGGATTAGATAGATATAGAATGTATTTGTATATACATTCTATATGACATGAGTATTATATTTCAAAATCAAAATCCGGATCCCAATCACGTATTATCTACAATCGACATGGAGCAAATCATGAGTCAGATAGAAAATAATGATTATTTAAAAGGGAAAACTGCAGATTTGATTTGTGAAGATATCGTGTCTTCTTTAGAAACCTTTTCACAGGGTTTGTTGCACGGCTTGTCGCACGGCTTATCGCACGGCTTATCACAAGACTCTAAAAAACGAATATGTAAAAAATTATTGGGGTATCGTCATATAGAAAACATATGCGATATCCGGCTGGGCAGATTCACTCGATGGATTCCCATTGATCCTATAAAACCCCCCACATTGCAATCGGGAGGTATGGCCGTAAATGTGAAAATCGAAGAGGACGTTCAAATCGTGTGTAAGACATATAGCCATCGCGGATTTCTCACATGTAGATTCAATGAATCTATCGTTTTTCAGAAAATGTCGGAAGAAGAAAATCTCATCCTTTTAGCGAATGAATATTTGCAACGTATATAATATATGGACCTCGATACAAAATACGACCCCAAAAAATATACGGTCGACAAAACGGGGCATTTGAGATTCGATTATTTATTTTCCTATTGGATATATGCGTGGTTCATCATCTATTATTTCGTGGATACATCTGGAAGATCCAAAATATCGGCATTCATAAAACGGTGGCTTAATCCAAAATTGGCACTTTTCATTGCATTGGCAGAAAACATGGCAACTCTTCCTATCGTTATTTATTATAGCAAAGAAATCACAATCATTTTGAAATACATTGTAATGATGTTTATTGTCAAAATATTTCCTATAATACTTATTCGACGAGATCCTATAAAATGGCCTTATGATGTATACACATTTATTATAATATTTGCAATATATAATATCTATCTTTGGATAATCGATGAAACATTTATAACAATTTATAAACGGACATTCACGATATTTATGACAAATGATCAATTGGCATTACCTGGAATACGACTCATGCATGAAATCTTCGGGCTATAAAATGCTATACTATGAAATTCTATGCTATAATATATCCTATATGATTCCACGATAAGGGCATTCGCTTAGTCCTATAGAATTATTCGCCAATCGATCTGCTCCATCATTTCCTATAGAATGTTCATCTTGATTCTCAGTGTGTGCTCGGACATGTATAAAATGTACATTGGATTCATCTTTATATAACTGATAAATTCGTTGGACGAGTTCTTTATTTGGAATTGGTTTGGTCCATCCATCTTTTTCGCATTTTGTCCCATAGGATTTGACGCATTTTATGGCATATTCACTATCTGTCGCAATGGCAATCCGTTTTCCCGATTGTATATCCTCTTTTATAAGAGGAAATGTCTCTATAATGGCCGTAAGTTCTGCGGTATTATTTGTTTGTTTTCCATCAATCCGCTTGGAAACATTACGGGGATCATCTGGACCGAAATAGATCCCTATTCCGGCACATGCATTCGCACGTCCATTGTTCGAACATGCACCGTCCGTATATACATAATAATCCACTGCATCATTATTTTGGATGAGAGATTCTATATGACTATCCGGTGTATTGCTATCCGGTGTATTGCTATCCGGTGTATTTTCCCGTATGAATTCATTTGCCTCTTTTTCCGATGTAAATTTTTTATAGATTGCATGTTTGTATCCTGTAACGGATTCACTACATTCTTTCCACGTATGGAATATTCCATTGGTTTTCCCCTTCGCCACTGCATAATATGATATCTTGGAAGACATGCTATTTATATCACCAATACGAAAAGGATGGATCAATTTTTATATAAATATATATAAATGAAAAAAGGATGGATCGTGGTTTGTGCATTATGTATGATCATCCTCATATCTTGCGTATTTAGTCCTATAGAATCATTTCAATCGGGGCTCGTAGGAACATCCGTGAATGGACTCCCGATTGAATCCCCAAATGCGTATAATCATGGAATAGATGTATGGTCAAATCAAGTGGGAATTCCAAGAGAAACGAATTCATTGAATCGATTCATTGATGTCATATACTATATTAATTTAGATGAACGTACCGATCGAAATGCCGAGTTTTTGGCGGAAATGGAGAAAATCAATTTCCCGAAAAATAAAATCATACGAATTCCAGGAACAAAGATGGATAATGGACATCTTGGATGTTCATTATCCCACATTAAAGCGGTAAATCAATTCATTGCATCTGGAAAACTCAATTGCATTATATTTGAAGACGATTTCGAATTTACACAATCATCTCATCATATTGCACATGCATTTACGGATTTTTTCGTGAATCATGTACAATATGATGTATGTATGTTATCGGGGAATGTAGTTGAACAAGAAATGTCACATAAATATTATTTCTTGAATAAAATCATGAATGCCCAGACGGCATCAGGGTATATGTTGAACCGCAATTTCGCGGAAAAGTTACTGGAAAATTTTAATGCAGGTACTGCATTGTTGACTCAAAATCCAGAGGATCATTCTAAATATGCAATTGATCAATACTGGAAACTCTTACAACCTATCAGTCGATGGTATATTTTCAATCCCAAATTGGGAAAACAGAGGGATTCATTTTCGAATATACAAGGCGGGTATTTAAAAATGGTCGTTTAACTTTATATTTTACTGTTATAAAATTTCAATGTTTAAACTTGTAATCGTATAAAAATGTGAATATAGTATACTTATATGATAGTTGTTATCCGGGGACATATTCGCAATTCTTTCGAAAAACCGGAATTATACGATTTTGTAGAAACGATTCGCAAATTATTTCCCGAATTACAAATCTTTATACATACTTGGAATATTTTAGCAAATAATATAAGTTGGAGACCGGTATCAGCAAACGATACCACGGTGAATAAAGAAATGATTCACGCATATTTTGGAGAAATGGGTCAAAATATAAAACACATCATTATTGACGATGATCAGAATATCAAATTACAAGGGAAATTACATGGAAATATAAATAATAACAGTATGCCAATTATAGGTTGGAAAAACTATTGGTATGGTAAATATAAAATCATTGACTATCTTTATAGAAATGAAGATATCGAAAATGATACACCTATTATAAACATGAGATTTGATCTATTTGACAATAGCAATAATTTCGAAAAAGAATCATTGATTGAATTTATAAAAAGTTGTACTGAAACCCAATTTGTAAAAAACGAATTTTTGTTTCATCATGAAAATAAAGGAATAGATAATATTTATATAGGAAATATAAATACTATGCATGCATTGACACATAAATTTGCACACGAATTAGACGAGATTCTTTCTCGAAACCCAGATATATATCATCAAGAAATGTTGGTCTATAGGATAAATGAAACTCTTGTCATATAGGATTATGTTTAATGGATTCCAGTAGATCCGAATGCCCCTTCCCCTCTCACTGTCTCTGTCATTTCCGATTCATTCATGATTTGCACCCGAATCGGACAAAGTGTCGGATGGCATATTTGAAACAATCGTGTATTTGGTTCTATCCTATAAGACTCTTCTGATATATTGCGCACTGCACTAATCAAATTCCCTCTATATCCCGAATCAATAATACCCACGTGATTTGCCATCATAAGAGGCGTTTTTGAAAAACTCGATCGCGGATACAAATAAAATGCACTCGGCAGATCCCGATATTGCATTTCGCACTTAATCCCCGCATTGATAAAACATGCGTCGATTTTCGCAGGAATCTCCATTCGATCCGGAATGAAAATATCAAACCCAGAATTCGGGTACGGGTCTGTCGCAATCTCGCGATTATGTTTCTCTATATGACTTTTGTATGTGTCATATAGATAACTATATTTAGGATCAATGTAGAGTTTAAGAATGGCTACTTCTGTCATGGTATATCTAGATAGTATTCGAGAACTTTATATTCTTTTCATTTCTTCATTTCTTCATTTTCGAGTATTCTTTCCATGATATATTTACAGTCGGTTCTATATTTACCGGTTTTGAAGCGGTTTCTTCATCATTTACTTTATTTTGTTTATCTAAATTGTCTCCCTGTTTAATGGCGCTATCTATATAGAGTTCCTTTAGTATTTTCCCTACCATGACGGAACCTTCATGTTGATCTACATTTCCATCTTCAATGAGTTTCAATACAATAAGAAGTCGGCTCATAATTACCAAATCGAGTTCCCCTTTTAATACTTTATTGAAAATATCGGTATATCCTCCGAATAAAAAAGGGGTTTCGGCTTGTCCAAGGAAGACAAGTTCGTCGAACGTTTTATCTGGATTTTGCAATTTTAGGGATTCTAATTTACGAATATCATCCCGGATAATCGTACTATGTTTTAACCGTTTAATATCCTCGGTATTATTATCCGCATTCATTTCACTCAACAATTTCTTCAAATCCAACTTTTCTTTTTGATTCATAGATATAATATTAAATAAAATTGTTTTACAATAAATACGCAAAATTAAAATCATAAAATACATTATCTAAAGAATGGACAATCATGTGTCATTTGACCTAAATGAAGTTCCAATATATAAAGCAGGCAGAATACACGTAGGTAATATAGACGAAATGTCGGCATCGACAGATTCAGAGACAAACTATCTTTTGCCCATTTTGTTCTTACTTTCGATCTTTACCTTTTATTACATATATCAAACATATATGAAATATGAAACAATCCGTCTTGAAACTATTTTATCGCAAATAGAAGAATCCATGCAAACTGGACTGGAAGGACTAAAAACGAAAATGAATGAACTCTTGCTTTTTTTACATACAGATAAAGGTGCCATTGTAAACCACGTATCGGAATAAAACCGCCATAAATTTGATCCGATATAATGTATAGATGTTATTAGAAACCGTATTATTTGGAATAATTCTATTAGTCATATGGACGATTCAGTCAAATAGAATTATCTATGCAGATGGTCATATAGAAGATCCGAATAAGGATCATATTTTTAATATTATGAATCTGATTTCCGAATATATTTATCTATTGATTGATTTTATCAAGAAAATAGGAATTACCATTTTATCTATTTAGCAATTTCAAAACGAGAATTATCTTACAAATATGTATAATGAAAGATAGTGCAAATATCATAATAATATTTTTACTCGTTATATTTCTGTCGGTATGGTTTTCATCGAGTCCATATGGACCAGATCCATATAATATACATTTATCGAATCATACTCCATACGAAGGATTTCATCAGCGTATAATTCCGTTGGAATATACCATGGTAAATGATCCGAATAAAGCCGTCGATGATACATACATGGTTCGTTCAATAAATCCAGTGAAAACGGATTGCAAAAAAGTGACGGGGTTTGACGGAATGGGTGTATTTTGCAATCCTACTAGCCCCGAACAAAATATTGATATTTTCTCGAAAGCCGAAGGCAAATTAGACTGTGAAAGTGTGGGACTCTATAATTCAAAAGGGAGTCTATGTTTAGATAAAACGATGGTAAATCAATTGCAAACTCGTGGGGGTAATGCAACGGGCGGGTTCGGGCAATATGGGTCTTCCAAATAATTTTTCTATTATAATCCTATAGAATGAATATTGTTGTATTCCTTTTTATGGTTCTCCTATTTGTTGCGTTAACCCCAGGCATTCTCTTGAGCCTTCCTCCTGGAGGATCTAAAACCACAGTTGCGTTCGTTCATGGAATCGTCTTTGCTCTTGTTTGGTATGTGTCACATAAGGCAATTTGGGAAGCATCACTTTCCATTTTAGGATAAATCGTCGTGTTTTGTCATATAGAATATTCTATATGACAAACTTGCAGGGTATTTTATATTGTATTCGTCCCGTATTCAATTCTATATGACTGTACGCACATTAGATATACATCGCCCATTAGATATACATCGCCCGTTAGATATACATCGCCCATTAGATATACATCGCTAAAAGGCTCTGATTTTGTTGATGTTCATTCTTGATGAATACATCCACGTGTTTTCTAGTAACTGTTACTGGAAATTCTACGTGAATCCCTATATCTTTAGCAAAAATGTTATCTTCTGGTTTAATGAGTCGGAACAAATTGAGTTTTGTGTGGATGATTTCCAAACATCTTTTCAAGTTACGCACACCATCCTCTTTTTTCGTGAATGCCTCGGTTGTAACTAGATACTGGATAATATCATCGGGGATAATGACTTGACCTTCATCGAAATTCACTTGCTCGCGAATTTTAGGGAGTAAATATTTCTGGGCAATTGTGATTTTCTCCTTTGCATCATAACCTTTGGTTTGAATCCTATACATGCGATCTTTCAGAATTGAATTCACCTTTGACTCGTCATTATAACTAAAAATGAAGAGGCATTTACTCAAGTCGAAATCGATATCAGAGAAATATTTATCATGGAACTCGCTATTTTGAGATGTATCCGTCAAATGGGTCAAGATGCCAATGATTTCTTCTCCTCTCGGTGTTTCACTGATCTTGTCCAATTCATCGAAATAAATGACTGGATTCATGCATTTGCTATCAATGATAATCTGGATGATTTTACCCCATGTACTTCCTTCATAAGTATAAGAATGTCCCTCTAAATAACTGCTATCTCCCGCACCACCTAATGCAATAAATGCAAATTCGCGACCAAGGATCTTGCTAATCCCCTCTTTCACCAGAGTTGTTTTACCCGTTCCCATTGGACCTTTGATTGCAATCGCGGTTCCCATTGCACCCGGGTTCGATATCCATTGTCCCACCATTTGTAAAATCTGCAATTTGGCATCATCAAGACCATATACGCAATTATCCAAGATGGATTTGGCATTATGCATGAAATCGTGACATTTATCGAGACCGTCATTCATGGAAACCGATAGCGATTTATATACGCAAAAGGGAACGCGCATAAATGTATCCACCCAATTTTTGATTTTATAATACTCTGGATCACCTGGTTCCATGGTCCTCAATACATTCAACTTTTGTAGAGCACATGCTTTGAATTTAGGTGGAATATTCGATTGAAGGAGAGATAGACGATACGGTTTATCCACATTCAAATGTTTATTGATTTCTTTGAGATCTTTCATGATTCCAATCTGCTCTTTATTGGAAAGTTTCTTTTTGAAATATTCCATCTCTGTCATTTTATTGCTGTCCCCATAAATCATTTTTCTGTATTCCTTGACATTTTTTGATCGCGTCTTTTTAATCAATTTACGGATATCCGCCGAACATTCTCGGATTGCTCTCTTCAAAATCCGGCTTTTCGGATTCTTGTTGCATTTATCAATGAGCATTTTTTTGAGATCCAATAATTCCTTGTACTCGGGTTCAATATCTATAATGAGTTCCTCTTTGACGTTTTCTTTTTTATTCTTCTTTTTCTTGTTTTTCTTGTTTTCTTCAACATTCGAAATAGGCAATTCACACTTTTCAAATGTCTCCTTCATAAATGTTTCTTCATCATCCGTATCCAATTCATCTTCTTCATCTGCATCATCGTTATATGCATTATATGCTTCATATTCATCATCACCGATCGTGAGAAAAATATTAATTTTATTATCATCTGTCTTTTCTTCCGATTCATCTGAATCATGTGGCTCATCTTCTAGTTCGGGCTTTGTTTTCTTTTTTGTCTCTTTTTTCTCGTCTTTTTTCACGTCCTTTTTTTCCTTTTTATCATCCTTTTTCTTTTCTGGCTTGGAATTATTTTTTTGCAATTTTTGTTTTGTATAATTGGAGGGAAACAATTGATTCAACAACTTTTGATATTCTTTATGGTTAAATTGTTCGATTTCCTCTCCATGATAATCCGAATCGTCTTCGTCTTCGTCTTCATCCTCGTTTTTCCCTTGATCAACTTCTTTTTTCGTCTTGTTTTCCTTTTTTTTCTCTTTTTTTTGAGAACTAGAGTCGGATTCGGACTCTATATCGGAATCAGATTCTGTATCAGAATCTGATGTGTCGGTCGACCATTCTTCTTCAGAATCTGATACGGAATCGGAATCTGAAGAAGAATCATCCACTTTCTTTAATGTATTCTTGTTACGTGTGTTATATGGACTCTTTGACATATCAATCTAATATAATGATCACTATAGGTTTAAACCCTTTATGTAATAATTTCTTTTTTTTGCACGGAGAGTAATGTTTTCTTGAAAAATTGATTATATGAGAAGCAATGAATATAAATATAATATACTATATATTATAGATGTCGAAACGTTACCAATCTATTCAACCATCGAGAATTATTGGTATTCAATTTAGTAAATTGTCTCCGCAAGAAATCCGCAAATTATCTGTGGTGAATGTAGAATCCAGAGATACCTATATAAATAATAAACCCGTCGTCGGTGGATTGTTTGATCCTAGAATGGGGGTCTTGGAACCCGGATACATTTGCTCCACGGATATGTTAACCTATATCGACACTCCCGGTTACTTTGGTCATATAGAATTAGCACGTCCGGTATTCTTCATCCAGGATATCAAGGAAATCATCAAAATTAGCAAATGCATTTGCTTCAAATGCAGTAAATTGCGCATCAGTAAATCGCAACATATGCATATTTTGGAATGGTCGGCAGAAGATCGATGGGAATATGTATGTGACATTACGAAAAATGTGAAACGTTGCGGGGATTCCATCGAGGATGGATGCGGATGCAAATTGCCCGATAAAATAAAATTGGATGGGATGAGTACAATATATGCGATATGGGAAAATATTTCATCGGAAAATGCAGAGGGCGAAAAGGAAAACAAAAAAATCACGATGCGATTGACCCCGGAGAATATCATCAAAATTTTCAAACGCATCAGTGACGACGATATTCATTTTATGGGATTCAGTCCGACATGGTCTCGCCCAGAATGGATGGTTTGTTCCGTTTTACCCGTTCCACCGCCTTCTGTCCGACCATCGGTCAAACACGACGCGCAACAGCGCAGTGAAGACGATCTTACACATATCTATAGTAACATTATCAAGACCAATAAAGAACTCGCAGACAAGATCCAAAACAATGCATCCCCGAATGTGATTGAAGGGCTCACTGCCGTATTGCAGTATTTCATTGCCATGATTGTCAATAATAAAGTGAAGGGGGCAGTTCCAATGGCACAACGTTCGGGACGTCCGCTTCAATGCATTACTGGACGCCTAAACACAAAGAATGGACGTGTCCGTGGGAATCTCATGGGTAAACGCGTGGATTTCAGTGCACGTTCCGTGATTACAGGTGATCCCAATTTGTCCATTGAACAGTTGGGTGTCCCTAAAAAAATCGCCATGAATATTACAAAACCCGTCATTGTGAATGATCGCAATCGCGATTTCCTATTGAAACTCGTGCAGAATGGACCCGATATCTATCCGGGTGCAAAAATCTTGGAACGTAAAAACGGGGATTCGATTTCCCTGCGATACGTGGATCGCAATTCCATCCTTTTGGAAAATGGGGATAAAGTCCATCGGCATATGATGGATGGAGACGCCGTCCTTTTCAACCGTCAACCCAGTTTGCACCGAATGTCGATGATGTGTCATATAGTAAAAATAATGAAGGTGGGGGATACGTTCCGCATGAATGTCGGCGATACGAAACCATACAATGCGGATTTTGACGGGGATGAGATGAATATGCATATGCCACAGAATGTGCTCGCAGAAACGGAACTCAAGAATCTGGCGGCAATCCCCTATCAAATGATTAGCCCTTCTGCGAATGCGCCCATTATCGGCATTTATCAAGATTCCATGCTTGGGTCATATAGATTCACTCGCACACGGATGTCGCTGACACCCCGCGATGCGATGAACTTGCTGATGATGTATAACAAGGTTGATGCAATGGCTCTATATGACAAACGCAAAGATTTGACGAATTTCGATGTTTTATCGCAAATCATGCCCCCATTGACTCTGAAATACAAGACGAAATTGTATAAAGATTCCGAAGATTTTGCGAGTTCGAATAATGTATTTGACGTGAGAAATGGGGAATATGTCCGCGGACAACTCGAGAAATCGGTGTTGGCATCTACTACCAAGGGAGTCATTCATCGGATTTTCAATGATTATGGATGTAAAGCCGCCGCAAATTTCGTGGATAACCTCCAGAATATCGTCACGGAATACATGAAATCGAGTTCATTCAGTGTGGGAATAAGCGATCTCATTGCGAATAAAAAGACACAGACGGCGATTATTCAAGTGGTCAATACACAGAAAATGGAAGTTAAATCCGTCATTGAGAAGGTGCATTTGGGCATTTTCAAGAATGAGACGGCCAATACGAATTTGGTAGAGTTTGAGTTAACGGTGAATAATATTCTCAATAAAGCCACAGAACAAGCGGGTAAAATTGGGCGCGAAAGTTTGAGCAAAGATAACCGCTTCCTCATGATTGTGGAATCGGGGTCGAAAGGATCCCTCGTGAATATTTCGCAGATGATCTCGTGTTTGGGTCAGCAGAATGTGGACGGCAAACGCATTCCATATGGATTCGATAGTCGGACTCTTCCCCATTTTTCGAAATTCGACGATTCCCCTGAAGCCCGCGGATTCATTGAGAATTCCTATATTTCCGGTTTAACTGCCCCGCAACTCTTCTTTCATGCAATGGGTGGTCGCATTGGTCTTATAGATACTGCAGTCAAGACTTCGCAAACAGGATACATTCAGCGTCGTGTCATTAAAGCACTGGAAGATTTGAAAGTGGAGTATGACATGACGGTGCGTAACAATAAAGAAAAGATCGTGCAATTTGCATATGGAGATGATGGGTTTGATTCCACCAAAGTGGAAAATCAAGTGATACCCTTTGTAGGAATGTCGGTGGAGGATATCTATATGCATTATGATATGATTGATCAAGAAGGGGGTTTATTGAACATTTTCACAAAGGCGACAATTACGCGAATAAAGAATCAACGTGGTTCCATGAGTGAAAAAAGCAAAAAATACATTGATAAAATGCTGTCCTATAGAGATGATATTGTATTAAAGATCTTTGGATACAAGAATGAAAATACGGTGAAAGTTCCCGTTGCTTTCCAGAACATGATTGCGAATATTCAGGGACAATTGGGACTCAACCAGAATTCAACAGTGGATATTACTCCTCTAGAGGCATTTGAATTAATCGAGGCTCAATATATCAAATTGAAAAAGTTGCATTATGCACCGCCAACACAACTCTTTGAAGTCCTCTATTTCTATTATTTATCCCCGAAAGATTTGCTGGTGAATAAACGATTTCATCGAAAAGGCCTCCAGTTCTTATTGGAGACCATCTTTTTGAAATATAAACAGGCACTCGTACATCCGGGGGAAATGGTGGGTGTCATTGCGGGACAATCCATCGGTGAACCGACTACCCAACTCACCCTGAATACGTTTCATTTAGCCGGTGTGGCGACGAAATCCAACGTTACTCGTGGTGTGCCCCGTATTGAAGAAATCTTGCGACTCACAAAGAATCCGAAAAACCCATCTCTTACGATTCATCTATCGCACATGGACGAAGAAACACAACAGAAAGCCATTACCTATGCGAATATGTTGGAACATACGAAACTCGTGGATTTAATCAAGACTGTGCAAATCTGTTTTGATCCTATAGAAAATTCTACTATATTTGCCGAAGACAAGGCGCTCATTGACCAATATTTTGAATTCGAATCCGTTATAAAGGAATGCAGTGAACAGACGGATCTGGATGCGCCGAAATCGAAATGGATTATTCGCATGGATGTCGATGCCGAGACGATGCTCGATAAAAATATTACCATGGACGATATTCATTTTGCGGTGACGAATAGTTATGGAAATGAGATATCATGCGTCTATAGTGATTTTAATTCAGAGAATTTAGTATTCCGTATAAGACTCAATAGTTCGGTGTTTAAAAAGAAGAAAGGGGTTGCGGATACTCTGGACCAAAGCGACGAAATCTATCTCCTCAAGAATTTCCAGGATTCTCTTTTGCAGAATATCGTGATTCGTGGTATTCCCGGAATCACCAATGTGACTCCCCGAAAATTGCAAAATATGGTTGCAAAAGAAGACGACAAGTACGCGAGAAAGGATATCTGGGTCCTTGATACCACTGGATCGAACTTGTTGAATGTGCTGGGATGCGATTTTATCGACTATAAACGCACCTATAGTAACGATATCCGCGAGGTCTTTGATGTCCTTGGAATTGAAGCCGCAAGACAGATCATATACAATGAAATGGTGGAGGTGATGGAATTTAGCGATGTCTATATCAACTACCACCATTTGAGTCTTCTATGTGACCGCATGACTCTGACCAAAGATATGGTGCCCATTTTCCGATCTGGCATTCTCAATGATGATATCGACCCCATTGCCAAAGCCACATTTGAAGTGCATACCGAAGTATTCTTGAAAGCGGCAAGACATGCAGAGTTCGATCATATGCGTGGAGTGTCCGCCAATGTCATGTGTGGTCAATATGGCAACTATGGGACAAATGCATTCAATATCGTCCTCGATATGAACGAAATGGAGAAACTCAAAGTGGCAGATATCGATATCAAGAATCGCAACCAAGAAATCGACGATTTCATGCGAGACGTGGATGATCCAAGTGATGTATGTTCGAAAACCAATATCAAGATTCGAAATACGGTTCGAAACACAATGGCGGATCATGGCGGTATTTGCGACGATGGGTACGATATGGGATTCTAAGTAGAACTTTGTCCCGACAATTACAAGAATAAGGTATATTTTCACATATCTATTATTTCTATAATACATATGCAAGACTCTTTGAAACATGTCCTATACATTAATCTCGATGAAAGATCCGATCGTAGGATAGAAGTAGAATCCGAATTAGAAAAAGTGGGGTTCGCGTCTTATACACGATTTCCCGCAATTCGCATGCCTCGTGGCGAGTTAGGTTGTTCCATTAGTCATATAGAATGTATTACGATGGCTCGCGATGCGGGTTGGGATTACGTCATTGTATTTGAAGACGATGTGGTTTTCACCGATCCGGGACTTTTTGTAAAACAACTCGATGGATTTCTCCGGGAGCATCCCAATGATTGGGATTTTTTATTTTTAGGGGGGAATAATGCGGGGCCATATACCCAGATAGATGATTATTGTGTAAAAGTGTCTCGTTGTCAGACATCGTTTGGATACATTGTCCGACGGCATTATTATGATACTCTTATCGAATGCATTCAAGAAAATATAGAAAAACAAATGTCTGTAGAATCCTATAGTACTACATGTTATGCGATTGACAATTCATGGTTTCATTTGCAGGAACGAGATCGTTGGTTTTTACTTGTACCTTTAAGCGTGATTCAACGGCCGAACTATAGTGATATTATTGGATGTGATACGGATTATACCAAAAACCTGCTTTCGCTCGAATTCTCCTTTACATAAAGTCATATAGAACATCTTATGCGGGCCTTCGGCCCTTGTGTCTCGGATCTCGGGTCTCGGGTATCGGGTCTCGGGTATCGGGTCTCGGGTATCGGGTCTCGGGTATCGGGTCTCGGGTATCGGGTATCGGGTATCGGGTCTCGGGTATCGGGTCTCGGGTATCGGGTCTCGGGCCTACGGCCCTTGGGCCCTTGGCGAAAAATTGAAATCTTTTTTACAAGAATTTGTATTGTTATTCTCATACATATGACATCTTCTATCAAATCGACCATAAACCATACTGAATGTGGTATCTGCGTATCCACCACGACTCTCGCTAAAATCGTCCAATGCGAATATTGCGAATTCTCCGCATGCAAAACGTGCTGGAAACATCATATCCTCCAAGAATCCGAACCTCAATGCATGATTCGCGAATGTGGGAAAGTATTATCCCGAGAATTTCTATGTGACAAAATGGGGAAATCTTTCGTGAATACCGAACTCAAACAACATCGCGAGACAATCTTATACAATAAAGAACAGGCGCTTTTTCCGACGACTCAAGTGGAAATCGAAAACCGTAAAGAAATACAGAAAGATCGCATGTCAATGTCCAAAATAAAACAAGAAATCAGCAGATTGTCTGCTCTTCACAACGAAATTGCACAGAAAATTTATCGGGCGGAACATCCGAAAGAGACTCAAGCCAAGGAAAAACGCGAATTCATCAAACACTGCCCCGCCAATGATTGTATGGGATATCTTTCGACTGCATGGAAATGCGGGCTCTGTAATATGTGGTCTTGTCCTGAATGTCACGAAATCAAAGGCGATCGACAAGATGTGGAACATACATGCAACCCCGAAACAGTCGAATCAGTGAAAGCCATCGCATCCGATTCGAAACCCTGTCCCAAATGCCAGAAACTCATTTTCAAAATCGATGGATGTGATCAAATGTGGTGCATCAGTTGCGAGACGGCGTTCAGTTGGCGCACACTCCGTATTGAGAATGGTCCTATACACAATCCCCATTTCTTCCAACGCAGGCGCGAAATGGCGAATGGCGGAGAAATTGCACCCGGGTTTGGAGAAAATCCATGCGGAGAACGCAGGTTGACACATGATACTATCAGACAATTGCGCGAGATCTTTAATGGTTCAAATGGCCGAATCGTAGTTGATGTAAATGGTCCAATGCGTATCGCCGATTCGCTCGATGAGTACAAGGTCATCATGGGCCAACTTTACGAAAAAATCCGATATCTTATCGAATTACGGCAATATAAAATGCCCCAATATCAAGCCGATTACGCAAGGAAAAACATGGAGTTTAGAATCGACTATATGACAAACCGGATTACAAAGGAACAATTTACTACACTCATTCAGCGCCAAGAGAAAAAAACGAATAAAAATCAAGAAATTTACAATATACTCGATGTATTTTACCAGACCTCGTCGGATATTATCCAGCGATTTATCATAGAGAGTCGTACATCGAGAAAATTCCCGAATGTCATTTATAGCGAATTTGGAGAACTCTTGGTATATTGCAACAAACATCTCGCAAATATTTCCAAAACCTATAATTGCGTGAATATGTACATTGACCCGAATACATTTCAAATAAAAACCGGAAAATAGTAAATCTTATAACTACATTTGTGATGCACATTCTCGTCATTTCGATTTTAGAAGACATTTTATTTGGATTCAATATAGTCATCAATGATAATATATGGCGGATACATTCGATTATTATACCCACTATAACAGTTTTGAAGAATATGTCGATATGCGACGAAAAACGATTGTACGAAAAATAAAATTCAACATAAGAAATTATGTTTTTTTATCCGCACGTCAAAAATACGATTTGCGCATTCTCCCCGAAAAAGATAAAATCGACATTATCATTCTATTGAACGATATGTTGTCTAATCTTATAGAAACAAACTATTCTTCGTCTTCGAATGACCCCAATGTACGTTTTCCAGGGATTGGATCCATTTGACGCATCGCAAAATAATCAGATATACCAATGATATTATTACGGTATTCCGATTCCGGATTCGATAATCCGGATTTTATCATCCCTTCAATACCTTTTACGTTATTCAATGTAAAAGGTGTAGTAACCACCGAATAAGTCGGTATTTCCCCCAATTTCATACGTTTCGAATGTCCCCGAATAAAAAAATGGGCACTTCGAATGTGTTCTTTTACCCTAGATTCCATTGCAATCCAATTCACTGCATATGTTGTTTGATCCCCGATAAAAAACGAACTTATCTTTGAAGTCGTAAAAAGTACAATAGGTAAATTGAGATGATCCGCGATGATCCACATATCCAGATTGGTCATATAGTATTCATCACTGGCAATGACCGCATCGATTCCACCATTCGCCTCTTCAAACATCTTTCGTTTGCCTTCTAATCGCCAGATTTCCGCAATGGCTTTTTGGAATCCCTTTTCCATAAATGTCTTATAGGATTCAATGAGAATTTGCTTCAAATCCATGACGGAAAAAGTTTTCATTTGCATATTTGTCGGGATATGTGTAAGTTTCAACATGATATCAATAAACACATAGAATGTACATATAGGACTATTGTTATACACGTATTCTTGTGTATGAAGGGGGAATATGCGTCGCCAGAAATTCTGTTTGTTGCCCTCCAATTCTCGGGGTTCGCCTTTAATACAATCGATTTGCACTGCATCCGAGAGGGTTTCTCCCACGAGTTTGAACTGTTCATCGAGCGAAATAATATTGGAATAGATTTGAGATGTCCGTGGATTTACCATATCAAACGTGATATTTTTGATTTGATTGTATGGGACAAGACTTGCAAAATATTCGGCAGTGAGGAGAGATTGCAACATGATGATTTCATTCGGAAATACACTATAGGATGTAACGGGTACTCTGATATTGGATTCCAACATGAAGGATTGGATTCGTTTATATCGGATGAGTTCGTCGGCTAATCTTTTATAATACGTGGTTTCATTATCTGTAAATGTGCCATCGGGTTTTGGGAAAAGATGTTGTTTGGGGATTTGGATCTGAATGATGCCGTTTTCTAGAAGACAATATTGTTTATCTTCCCCCGGTCGACATGCCGTTATCTCGTGAAACGCCAAGAAATCGATATCTTTCCCCGAGACCACGAAATTCACGTGTTTTTTTGAAATGGTTTTCAACATCTCTTCTACAACCCTCAATTTGGCACGATATCGCATATTCTGGTTTTCTATTATACGCAATAAATCTTGAAATGTGGTTCGATGATCAAAATCGTTAATCAATACCCGGACCATAGTTCGAAAAGCACTATAAAACTGCTCTTCCAATCGGATGCGTTTTACTGTATCTTCTCTTTCGTCCTTCATTTTATCTTCCGAATTTGTCAATACGAAATCCTTGTCTGCGGTCATATAGTTCGTCCCATTGATTGATCTTAACCCGTCGTCGATGGGTGCTACGGGCGCATCAATCTGTATAAATTGATCGGTTTCTGTTAAAATACCCACGACCAAATCGTCTTCTTCGATTTTGACAATCGGTTTGCATGGAATTTCCCCGTTCGTTTTCCGGTAAATGGCGAATAATCCATCCCGCGTGGTTTCGTAATCTTGCCATAAATCCTCGTCCATAAATACCATAGATATATCTGTTTCTACGGCCGATGGATAAGTAGGGACCATGATCCGGTCCACCATGAATCCAATGACTCTTCCCTGATAATTAAGAACCTGTTGCTCGACTTGATATCCGTGTTTTTTCAAAAGCGACAATGTAATAGATCCTATATGACTCCTCTTTAAATGATACACATCAGGAATACTTGGTTGTGGCGAACAATATTTCTGTGTCGTTTTTCGTATAATGTGTAAAGTACGTTTTAATGGAGATGGTGAAGTCGCCTCTACAAATAGGGAGCGTGGATCATCCGTATTATGTGTATATGTATATACGGGTTCGTAAAATACATCGCGTTTTAATAATAAGAATGTCGGTTTTTTTTCATCATAAAATGCAGAAGAATACGAAATGGATGGACATAATAGTTGGATATTTTCCGTATTATCTGCATCGACAATTTCCATAATTGCGAGATTGAGTCCTATAGGAAATAATTGTGGGTTGGCCGTACAAATGATATCCCATAGAAATGTATGATTAATGATGGAATCGGGATTCAAAAGGAATGCCTGGAAATTCTCATATGAGGCCACCGTATAAATGAGGAATTCTTCTTTCGAAGATGTCAATTCAATATCGGATATAATTTCTTTCACGAATTGTGAAGTATCCCGATATTTTTCGTAATTGTCGTGATTGACATTTTCCATCGTTCGAAAAATGGCGACAATCGACCCATTGTGCAATCGGATATATTGATCGAGTGTTATACTGTCCCCAAGGATCTTGCACATTTCTTCAATCGATGGAACTTGCAATAATTTGTGCTGTGTTGCATACGCATCTGCGATACATCCTATAAAGGATTTACGGGGGTTTTGTTCTACCCCGAATCGTAAAAGGGGGAATGCATCGGGACGAATGACAGCCGTATTATTCGCAGTCACGCTATCTGCATTATTGGATTGCAGGAAATATTGGGCAGAGTAGGGAAGAAATCCCCATCGGGATTGTGGAACAACCATTTTATCAATTCCAACAATATAGTGTGATGTCCTATAGGAATATTCACGTTGTAATTTGGGGAGGGGTAAAAGAGAGGTGTTTGCATCTGAATCGTTTTGCGCGCATTGTTCGCGTCGCGTTTTCTGGGATTTGGATTCCCATGGTTTTTTGAAACAGCAGGGTAGACAGAATCCCGCGGGATGTGCATCGCCGTGCAAAAATCCGGGGGCGTTTTCTATGTATTCTCCCGTTTTATTATCCCTATGTTGCTTAGGGTGATCAAATTCGTAAATGTAATGTCCTTTGGGGATTTTTTTCGCATTTTTAGGGATGATTTTTCCACATTTGCTCGATCCGGGTGCTCGTTCTTCGGCCTTTATACTTTCCTGTACTTCTTCTTCTGTCAAACTCGTTTGGGTCAAAAGACACCAATATCGAGGGCAAATATAATGGAATTTCTTCTTTGGGTCTGTCCCATAGGAAATCGAATGTTTATATGACCCCGGATGTTCGCGATCAATTCGTTCTTTTTCTTGGTCCGTGAGAATAATGGGTTGGCGATTATAATTCGATAAACACAATCTTGAATATCGGTCAAAATTGCCTTCTGTTTTTTCGAGGAAAAGAGTGGGCTCTCTCTTTTTCAATCGGTTTAAAAAGAGATTATTGTTATTCTCCGTTAATGCCATTCCATCAATCTTTTTTTTATATTGTTCCAATTCGTATCCGGGAATATCTTCCTCTTGCTCGATTTCAACGGGTTTTACTTTTTTGGGACCACCCCCCTTCATTTGTCCTATAGGACTAATTGTACTATCTGTATCTGCACTACTTGCTTCTTGTTCATCTTCGTCGCGATCAAACAATATATTTGGGCTAGGACTTTCTTGTGCATTTTCATTTATGGATTCTATAGGACTTTCTTGTGCATTTTCATTTATGGATTCTATAGGACTTTCTTGTTCAGATTCTATAGGACTCGATTCATCTTCGTCACGATCAAACATTATATTTGGGGTTTCATCCCCCATTTCATCTTGATCTCGATCAAATAAAAACGGATCTTTTTCTTCATATTCTGAATCTTCTCTTTGAAAACGGAATTGAATCGGTTGGACTTGGACGCGCGTTTTCACGGGTTCAACCATAATGAGATTTTCTATATGATCAGACGGTTTTAATTTTATCGCGGGTTTTTCACAAAGTTTTTTGGGGGATTTTTTCATGAATTGTGTCATATAGATAAATATATCCATGTATATCTGCAAAACAGGAATGTAATCCATTGAAATGATATGATCGATCGAAATATACAATTTACTTTCGAATGAATTGATGCGCATTTCTACGGGGAATCCCGGATTCTCTACAATATCCATATTTTTATTGACATATTTCCCCTGTATCCGCGTAAACTTGTCGAAAAATTGCGCAATCTTCAGAATCGCCTCTTCTTCCGAAATATGATAATGGGCTACAAGTGTATCCATTATTTCGCGCTCATGATTTGTTTGTTTAAACAATTCCGATATAATCGTAGATTCTTCTTCCATCTCTTGGTAATTTTCCACGCGCTTATATCGAAGATGAAGCCCCGATTCTAATTCAAACGTATCATCTGGATTGTCATATAGAATCGATAAACACCCCCACCAGTCGGGGAAATGAATGTTTTTTTCGATCGGAATGATTCCAATGTATTTGACATGCGTGATTTCGATACATGGATGGTTCATCCGTTGGAATGGTATTATTTCGAATCCGCTTTGAAATAAAAAGTTGTTTACATGTTGAATGACTGGATTTACATGATCCACAATGAGCTGTTCTAATATTGCAATTGTGATTCCTTTTTCAAATGCACCATAGATTTGTATATTGCCATTATTGGTAAGATTGATATAGAGTTCCACTTTTTCTCCTGGGTGATTCGATATCGGTAGATAAAATGATATTTCTTTGTTCTTGCCAATCTGTTTATACAAATGCGTTATCGTATTTTTACCCAAGAAGGGGATTTTTATCCCGGTGCGGGTTATCTGTTCGGAATAGAATCGGTATATATTTTCTCGTCTAGGTCCCGGGTTATATTTGATGAATGGTGTTTGTATTGTTGCATGTACATTTTTGAAAATAGATTCTAATGGGAGTGTCTGATGTGAAACCGGGTGTAAAATGAGACTGAAGGATTCGATCCCTACATTTTCGTATTTGACTTTATCGTGGATATCCGCTTGATTGGTCCTATAGAGATTATACATGGAATCTACGACTTTGGCTTGTCTCGTGAATTCTTTTGAAATCGCTTTTTTCGTCTTTTTCAAGAGTTCGGGTTTTTTCAATTGGAGGGATTGTATATCCATTATTTTTTGTTTGAAAAGGAGGGGGAAGTAATATCCAGTAGTATTCATATTGATCCGGTTCGTTTCGAAATACGTAAATACGTCTTCTGCTAAACAAAGATAGATTGCGCGATCGACGAGTTGTCCTCCCGAAAAAGTGGTATTTAGTAGGACTTGGTTTTCGAATGAAATAAGGGGATTTTCTTCTATCGGCAAATATTCAGAACCGGGAATCATATCAAATGGATTCGCCGAAAACATGGCGTCGTCTTGTTTCGAGAATTGTTTCCCAATTGGAACCGCGATACTATGTGACTTTAGATGTAGGTCAACAAGTAAGAGATCGTCGTATGTATATTCCGTTTTTTTCGGGAGAATTTGTAAAACCTCGGGATCTATATTTAAATGAATAATCAATTGACTAAATTTAGAAGAAGATAGTATACGGGATTCATCCACCACGGAATCAAATATTTGATCTAGGCGAATCATTTTTTCCACGTATCCGAATAGATATATTTCATCATACGATACATTGGGCATTTCCTGGATAATTTTTTTCTTAATAGTTGAAATCGAATCATCTGCATGAATCCATTGTTCGCTATCTATATGATCTTCTGTAGTATTCATATCCGTATCTCTTCTAAATTCATCGGTCGATAAATTCGAAAAGTGAATGGTGCGTACAGGTTTTCCTTCAAGATCCAATAAAATGATTTTTTCTGCCATTTTTGTATAAATTATATCATTATTTTTGTATCTGATTTTATTCCGGTTAATCATATAGAAATGTCTACATCTACAAAACGTGCTTTATTGATTGGTTGCAATTATACGACGATTCCCAGCATTGCTCTTCGTGGATGTATTAATGATATCGTAAATGTAAAATACATCCTCGTCGATGCATACAATTATTACCTGGAGAATATTGTCATGTTACGGGATGATATAGCGACGAGTTTGCCCACGCGGGCAAATATTATTAAAGAACTTACTTCGATTGTGGCGAATTCTTTGTCTTGTAGTGAAATTTGGATCCATTATAGCGGACATGGCACACAAATTAGTCAAAAGATTGGCGGGTTGGCTGTTTTAAATGACTGTATTGTCCCACTCGATTATGCGACAAAAGGGTTTATTATGAAGGACGATATTTTCGCCATTATCAAAAATACAAAATGTCCTACATATATCATGTTTGATTCATGTCATTCAGGTACGATCTCGGATCTGGAATATAGTATTCTATATCAAACACCCACCACATTTACCCGTATTCAGAACAATCAAGTGTTATTGGCGAATCCAAATATTGTCTCTATTAGTGCATGCAAAGATTCGCAAACTTCGGCAGAGATATATGACAAAATGGATGCAGAGTCAGAAGGGGCATTTACCGATTGTTTGGCAAACTGTTTGCGCGCAAGTCATCACAATATTTCGGTTTTGAATTTGTATCAAAATGTATGTATATCACTTGCACAACGCGGATTTACACAAGTTCCGGTTTTATCTTCGTCTATACCGATCCCTACCGCGTATTTAAAACGTGCTTGAGATCACCAATGATAGCTTTCTCCAGAAATCATATAGAAATAATCCTATAGGACAAATATGACGGAATTTACAAATCGGTGGTTCGTAATATCATTCGGAAATGAAGAATTTCCAATTGCGTTTTCTACGGGTAGTGAGTTTTCACCGGAAAATGTGTTTTTAGGGAAAGTGACTATTTTGTATGATACTGCGCAATATTTGGTGGAACGCGTTTTAATCCAAGATGACAAAGAAGTATTATTCATCTTTCTTATATTTTCATCAAATGTATTTATCGATGGATATATCACAAAAAATGGTCAACAATATAATATAGAAAAATATGCAAGATATAAATCATTGCAAGTAGGGAACAATGCATATGATAATATATGTGTAATTCAATCAAGACAAGTATAAATGTAAAGATAATTTGATTTATTTGGAATCACAAAATTGAAGAACTTTTATTTCATGATTCAAATGTATAAAATCAAAACCATGAGTATCAAAGACGAATTATCAAGAGATGAAGCGATCCAGATGAATCGCAATAAATGCAAGAATCCCATTTTCACATATTGTAAAAACTGCGATCTGATTGCCAATCGTTTATATTTCATTACGAAAAATACGAAAACGGCAAATACAGATACATTTATTCACATGCATCGGGAACTCATTGTAGAATCGCATGCAATATTTTACGCGGAACTAAAAAGAAAACAAAAGAAGGAAGAATACAAAAAACGCATATCCAGATGGAGTCTAGCGATCGACGAAAAACTAAAAAAACGTATCGTTTCAAACAAAGTCATATAGATCATTCATCTATATGACTCTCGCGTGGGTACATCTTTATTTATCATAATATGGGTTATCTTTAATTGTCATTCCGCAATATTCTTGCGGTTTCTCTTTATAATCTTGGGGGTCGTGGATCCCCGCTTCTTTTGCATTTTCCAATAAAAATTTGAAATTATCCCAAAATTCGTTTTTGTGTCCGATCGATTTGGTTGCTATATGACTCATCTCGTGAATGGCGACAAACATGAGCGTATTTTCGTCGATTAAGTGGTCATTATCGGCTTTTTTTACGTTTAAACAAAACGCGAGTTTTTCTCCTTTGTTTTCCGAATACGCCGTATATGCACTCGTGGGGAGAGTTTCTTCGATGGCTTTGGGATTATATCCCGCGACTAATCTCTTGACGTTTTCTTGATCGGGGTATTTTTTATCCATGTATTGGACCAATGTTTTGCATTTTTCTGTGATTGTTGCCAATAGATTCGCGGCTTTATCGAGTTCTTTGCGTTCTCTGACGCAATAGGTATTTCCGTCTTTTTTCGAAATGATGCATTTGAGATCTAGTTCATCTCTAGAATCAAAGTAAATATACATGCAAACAATGAGCAATCCTGCGATAATTGTATATCCCAAAATATCTAACTTGTTCATTTTATAATACTTGGAGAAAGAAGTATTTGTCAAAATCTTGAAGTGAAAAGAAAATAACTATTTATAAAAATGTTCAACCGTTTTTTTCACTTTTTCTAAAGAGGGTACATCTTTGCCGAATAATACAACTGTCATATTTTCCGGAACGAAATACCGTTTTATCACACGATTGATTTCTGCAACAGTAATGGGCTCATAATATTGTTTAAATGTATGATCATATGGTATTGGATTGTTTCCATGTATAAGCATATGTTTCCCATTATGCAGACATTGCACACTTCCATTTTCTAAATTTATGGTTAAAACGCCATTTAAATATCCTTTTGATAAATGCAACTCTTGACTCGTAATTCCATCATTGATTAAATCACGAATCATTTTCATAATGAGAGGTATTACCCCCGGTTTTGACCCATTTTTCATGATTTTATCGGGATTTACCATTGTGAAAACCCCGAATTCACCTGTATTTGGGTAATGATTACAAAAACATTTGGAAGTATAGGTAACACCATTCTTCTCTCGTAATATAGAAAACAATCGACTACTCATTGGTCCACCGATGATATTCTCTAGCAATTCGAATATATGACGATCCGGGGAATCATGGTTGCATGTGCGGAATAGAATGCGCAAATAAGTTGCATGAATCCCATTTTTCTCTGTAATTTTGTATTGAATCTCGGATTGTGGATACACGAATTGTTTCACGAGAAATCGGGAAGGGTCATATAGAGTCTTACAAGAGGGGACACGCATGAAAAAAGAGTCGCGTATAAAATGCTTGATTTTGCGAAAAGGGATATGTGATGACACGCTCAATACGAATCTGGATGGCCGATAGAAGGCCTTGTACATTTCGATAATGGCGTGATAAGGAAGTGCGCCGTTTTTATGATATTCTAATGCATCTATAGGATCTGCATAAGAACTCCCTGCGAATACGATTTTATCGGACATATCACCAATAATTGTTCTTGGGTCATCATTCGATTTGATTATTTCTTCAATGACGACTTTCTTTTCTTTTTCGTATTCGTGTTTCTGGAAAATGGAATTCAACAACATGTCCGATAGAAGATGAATACAGTTTTTCACGAAATTATCTTGGCATTTCACTGTATAACATGTATATTGCTTTTCCGTAAATGCATTGAAATATGCGCCCACCTCATCGAATTTTGTAGCCAGTATTTTGGATGCGGGTATTTTACGCGTACCTTTGAAACACATGTGCTCGATAAAATGACTGGATCCCCTAACGCCATCTATTTCATAAATCGATCCTAAATCCACGAATCCGAATACGCATGAAATGGGGAGCGTGTTTTTGGGGGGTTCATATATGACACGGAACCCATTTTCAAATGTATAGGATTCCATCGATTGATTCTATATATTAGTCGCGATAAAGTATTATCACAACGACAGAGATGAATCACATAATCAAGTGATTAAGGGAAGGTGTATGAGGAAACCGTAGGTTTCTTCATGTGGTTGCAATATAGAGATATGCGTAATCCGGATTCCAATAATATGCCAATATCAATAAATAACATGTGAGAAAAAGGATCGAAGTCTTATACAGAATTTCATTCATTTTATAATATAGAATTCTATATTACAAAACATTGCAAGACAACTATATGATTCATTTGAAACTATTTTTATAAGAGAGGAATAAGGGAGGGTGTTTGAGGGAACCTACGGTTCCCTCATTTGCACCCGACTTCCAACGGAATGCGTCCTAAATCGGGTTCAATTGTGCTCTGGTTCCATGGTCCAATATCCGACTTGGGGATAATTGGATCACTTCGGAGTTGGTAGTTTGGATTACGAAGGGTTTGTCCTATAGTATCTAATCCAATGTGATATCCGGCTTGTAAAAGATCGGGCATAACTGGTCCATTTCCGGCACTTGGGTTCAAAGTTGCCCATTGGCTATTCTGGTCACTTGGCAATAAGTCGGAAGGGTTGGTGGTCTGCTGTAAAGCATATTGTCCTGCACTTGGTTGACTCGGTGACTGTACATTTGTAGATTGAGGTTTAGGTTGCATGGATGGTTGCATCGGCATTGTAGGAGGAGTATAATTATGAACAGCACCTACAGGGACGCCATTTTCGAATCGATCAATGACACCTATTTTTTCACCAGAATAGGAAGAAAGACCCCATGCCAAAACAATAAATACTACTAAAATAACCACTTTTTGATTTGTGAAAAACTTGGAAAATCCACTAGACATATCTTTAAACATCGTTTATATAAACGGTTGATAAAATTATTTTATAAAGTTGGAGTTTTTGCACCTTTGAACATTTTATTGATAATAAAAAATGTCGAAAGGGGTTTATTCATATATCTTACAAAACACCATCCAAATAATGATTTATTCATTCGCCTCTTCTTCATCGTCTTCGAAATCGCTATCACTATCATTTAAATCTTCCAATAGGTATGTATTTTTAATATGTTTTGCTTCTAAATAAGCAGAAAGTGCTAAATCCCTAGCAATCTTTGCCTTTTTCCGGGCTTCTCTATACATTTCGTAATATACATCGCTCCTCTGTTTTATCTGAATGGATTCTTCCGGAATTTCTTCTAAATTAAAATCGATTTCGCATAATTCGTTGCTATCTTTTTTCACGTTTATGATCGTTTCGTCTTTTACAACATCACCTTGGTCTAACAATTGTAATTGCAATGACATTTTCGGCGGAACGACAGGTTGTACTAGTGTATTTTCTATAGGACGATTTGGCGCGGAATTTCCTAAATGATTCGGATTTAAAATGCATTTTTCGAATAGATTTTTGGGTTTAAATACCATGATTTGTTTCATATCAATTTCTATTTGAAAATTGCGCGAGGAACATTTGACGCCTTGCAACTCGAGAATCACCATAACTTCGGTATTTTCATGTAAATCTTCGATTTTCATGGGGGTTTCATTTTCGTCATAAATGACACCAGGTTGATTTTGCAAATTCGACCGGACCAGATAATATTTCCCCGATTTGTATATTTTCATAGGTGAAGTGAATGAATTTTCAATGTCCTGTAATTCGAGATCTGTATCGAACCATTTTTCGCGATTGTCATATAGTAACTTTTGTGTATGGGATTCGAGCGTTTCTATCCATTGAACAAATTCTTCGCAATCTTTGTTGAATTGAAGATCGCAATGCATCTTTTTCGCGTTTTTCGAGGAAACCGATATTTGTTTGACTAAACATTTAGGAGGTTGTATGTAAAGCGCCGATCCGCCGATGGAATATTTGATGAAATAATTGCCTCCTGCCGAAGTCGGTGTATGCAATGTCAATTTATCAAAAGAGAATGTGGAATCCGTTTGATGTATCATCTATGTATTATTTAGTAAGAATTTATCAAAGAATGAGACGCAACGCGTCAAATTCGTTTAAAGGGGAAATTATAAAAACACGGTTCCAATATGTATCATGTATAATTTCAGAAATACATGTATCGATTTTTTTAAAAACGAAGATACGAAAAAAGATGTCAAGGAAATGATGTCGCCGATTTGCAATTTGATTTACAATGAAATCTATATTTATATTTGGATTATCGCGATTTACAATATTTTCTTTATTTTCATTATTTTAGCCATTTTTTTCATTCTTCTCCGAATGTATCATTCGTCCAATTTTATCATCCAACTTTCTCCTGAATTGACGCCATTATAAAATCTACGTTTAATATATAATGGATTCAATCGCAAAAATGCAAACTACTGGAGGTAAAAACTACAGAAAAAAAAATAGTAACCGTAAAGGTAGCCGTAAAGGTAGCCGTAAAGGTGGAAATTGCCAAAGTACTGGATCAATTGGAACCAGTGTGTATGGTGCGGGAAATGAACAGCATGCACAAGAAGGTAATGGAAATGTGATTGCATTCAAAGGAGGAAATGGAGAAAAGTATGCGGGGAATGGTCTCACAGATATTGCAGTTCCTGCCGCACTTTTGTATGCAAACCATAGATATAGCCGTGGAAAAGTTGCGTATGGTCGCAGATCCACTTATTCCAAGAAGCGTTTTGGTAAATCCAAAAGAAGAACCAATCGTAGATACCGCAGACGTTAAGTCATATCTTTGTCCGACCCATTTAGATTTGTCATATAAAATAATTATTCTATATGACCTTTATCACAAGTTTATCACAAGTTTATCACAAGTTTATCACAAGATACACTATATGTCTACTGAATTAATAAAATCAAAAGAAGGATCAAAAACAGAATTTATAGAAAATGTGAAAAAATGGGTGGCGATGGACAGTCAGATAAAACTCATCAATGAAAAAATGCAAAAAATCCGGTTTGTAAAACGCGAGGTTTTAGAAGAAATCGTCAAATACGTGGATTCGAATCAATTGAAGAATGCAAAGATTGAGATAACAGATGGAGATCTCAAATTCTTTGAAAAGAAGGAATATACGCCATTGTCCTATAGTTATTTAGAGAAATGTTTGACACATATTGTGACCGATCCAAAACAGGTGGAATATATCATGCGGTATATCAAAGACAATCGTGAGATAAAATCGTCGGTGGATATCCGTCGAACATATCGCGAGAATAAAACGTAAATCCAATATATATGACATCTTTTATGGAAAAAGTACGATTGGTCGAGAATACGAGTACGGGTGAAATTCATGGAGGGATGCCTTTAACGACCATTCTCGGGAATTCTATACAGGGCGGTGGTACATCAAAACAATTCGAAACTTTTGTAGTACCTATGGGACTTATTGTCGAGAATCGTCCGTCGGTCATACATAAAATGGCAATGATGAATGAAGGATATCATGATGTTTTGTCAGATAGTATATTTGATCGTCTTTTTGAAAAGATGGTCAAATAATGACCCTTTTGGAGGGAATATATTTGATCGTCTTTTTGAAAAGATGGTGAAATAATGACCCTTTTGGAGGGAATATATTTGATCGTCTTTTTGAAAAGATGGTGAAATAATGACCCTTTTGGAGGGAATATATTTGATCGTCTTTTTGAAAAGATGGTGAAATAATGACCTTTTTCAGATGGGTGGATTATTGCATAAAATATATCATTATGAAGGATATATTTTATAGGATTCATTAAATCAGTTAATACTCGGACCATTTATTATGATTAAACGAATTAATCACCAATAATTTATCGCGATTGTCTTTCCAGAATTTCACTTTTTCGTCCAATACAACATCTTTTGCGGTCGTAGGAACATTGGCTTGCATAAGTGCCGTTTCTTCGGCTGTAGGTGCGGGTTTTTGCCCATAACAATTCACCCCGAATTTCATATAGGGATTTGCCATATATCCGCCATTGATGCCCGGTCGCCCGCAATTATTTTTCGTTTTATCGGACGTCTGCAATAAATTCCACGTGGATTTTTGTGTGGGGAAGAATGCCATTTGATTATCGCTCCATCCATAATTGCACCATTCTGCGCCATCATTGTATGCTTGTTCTATCTGATCATACGTCGCGATCTTTGCACCAAGTGCCGAACATACATTTTTTGCATCACCATATGTATACAAATTATTGGATACATTGAATACTTGATCTTTACTGGTAGGTCCCGTAGATTTCTCAGGACTTTTTGTTTGTTTATTTCCCGATGAATCCGTCACTGGTTTTTTTACTAAATTGGAAACGGACGGAGGAAATAACTGGCTCATTAAATCGATATTTAATACAAGATGGAAAAAATCATAAATGAGCAAAATGACGAAAATGATCCATGTCACATTTTCTATAATTGAGATGGAAAATGGTTTCGTATCACGTGTCATTGGTATTCCAATCATAAAGACAATCAAATAGAATGCAATGATGAAAAGGATAAGACCGAAAATGGAATAAGGGTTTGTCACATAGGATTTGATATCGGATTCTGTCGATGTCAACCAATTTGTCTTTGTGGATGCAGGGGATGTATCAAATACATTCGTCACGGAAATGAGGTATATGAAAAAGATGGAAAAGAGAATGAGATCTATGATTCGACTCATTCGCAATTGCGTGGCATCCTGCGATGAACTTGTAAAGAATATAGCTAAAATAAAATAAATGACCAAATATATGGCTAAAAACCACAAGAGATAAATAAGATATGATTGTGTGAATATTTCATTAAAAGTATCATCGAAACCTTCCTTTAGATCCATGATTGTATTTACTATAGTACTTTATTTTTTTTCCGATAGAAGAGGCAGTAAGCCATTGGTGTAACTACTTGGCTCGGGTCATTTACGATTTCTACCGCCGTGTCATTATAATGTATCCATACATTGTCTTGGTTTTTTACAAAGGCGGTATAATGTCCGCCTGTAATTCCGCCCATGTGATTGCATACCCCATATAAGTCATATAGATATGACGATTTATTGTACCCAACAATGTATTTATTCAGATCGAGATTTTCTATGGGAAATTGCACAAAATTGTTGATCTTGCGTTGTCCATCCGGGAGGAATCGTTTGAGGGTTACAATGAGGATACTGGGGAGACTCCAGAAAGAGACGTTCTTTTTCACGGATTCTTTTTCTTGCGTGGCGTCATTGAACCATGCATTATCGCCTTGGAGGAACTCTTCCATGGTAAAATGATCGAAACATTCTTCGATGGTGGTGAATGCAGTTTCATCGTTGAAAAGTTGGAGATCGAGGACGGAGAAATGTTCTGGGTGGATAGAATGGATCTTGTCTTCGGTAATATGCCGGATGTTTGTCACATAGATTCCATACATCATGTCCATGAGTTCGGAATATTCGCGTTCATAGACGGTTTTCAACATTTCGTAGGATTTGACGGCGATTTGATCCGTGGGATTTTCTATTGTACCATTGATTTTCATATGGATGGGTCGGGACATGCTATTATGGAGACAGTCCATGAAAAAGAGGAGGAATTCGCTCATGTCATTTTGGGCGAATCCGGTGAAAATGTCTTTATTTTTTGCGCGGGAAATTTGCTGGACGGTATGGACGAATTTATTGGGGGAGACTACCCCGTTATTGGACCACATGATCTTTCTTAAATCGACCCATTCATGGAGGATGACGGAATCGGGAGAATCTGGTTTCACCCTTTTCTTGCATTTCTGCGAATCGAGTAATTTCGCGAGTTCATATGTATGACTCATGACTTGTAAACATGCATTGAGGAAACAGGTATTACCGAGATTTGCTAATCCGGTATATCCGCGCTTTTCTTTTGTCGATTGCATTATATGACATTGTTTTAAAGATTTTAAACCGTTTTTGGGATATGATTAATTAAATTTTACGAAGATGATTGACACATAATTACACCGACCAAAAAGAAATTTGGGACGCAAAAGCGTCTTAAAAATTATTTTTGTTGGTGACTAGTCCACAAGAAAATGAGACTTTGTCTCATTTTTCTCTTTGGACGGTATAATTTTATTTATGATTCAATCTATATCACTCTTTTATCCAACATATATCATAAAAATTTTATTACACCATTGCGCATTAAAAATACGCAATCAGTATCACCTTGCTCACGCACAAATGCATCCGAAAGAGGTGTTTTGAATTTGGAAAAGTTTAGTAATAAAAAATTAAAGCATAATTTATACCAGTAGAAATTTGAAATGTTCTATTTTAATTGTACTATCAAATTTATGTTTATACCAGTGAAGATTTGAAATGGGACGCGCCCTTCGGGCGCATTTCAAATCAGCACTGGAATCCGACCCTTGCTGAAATAAAATGGGACATTTTATTTCTTCAAGGGTTTAAATTTTGATAATTAATTTATAATGATATAACATAGGATATGCCATTTGATAATTATTTTACTTGTAAACAATCTAATAGTTCGAATAATAGCACGAATACATTTTCAATAAATTTAAAAAATCAAGTGGGGATGTTTGGGGTCGCTTTATGGCCAATTGTGCAATTTGCTTGTTCAAACACATCCACAACTATATCCGATACGAATAATAATACTGAAACAAAATTTACCCAGCAGTTTGTATTTGGCGCGGTTTCTGGTACTGTTTGTTATATAACCGTTAATGAAAATGGTACTTCACAAATGTATGCAAATACTTTCAGCCAATATAGCGACTATCGATTAAAAACGAATGTTATAACATTGGATGAAACATATACAGTAGATAATATTCGTGTAGTATCATATAATCTTATAAATAGTTCGGAAAATATAACACCACAAAAAAAATTTGGTGTAATAGCACATGAATTACAAGAGATTTATCCAGAATTGGTAGATGGTAAAAAAGATGATACTTTATATCAAGGAGTAGATTATATTAGTTTAATACCTATATTAATAAATGAAATACAAAATTTAAAAAAAACCAACATAAAATTACAAACAGATTTAGATAAATTAACACAGTTAGTAAACATAAAATTAACTAATCAAGTCTAACGCATTTTCGTTATGTGCTATAAGTGCTGATAAGCGGATGGAAATTGTATCCTGAAAGAAAAAGAGGAGTAAAACAACTGATATTTTAAATTTTTATGGTGAATTTATTCAATCCAAATACAAAAAATATTTAGTAATAATGGATAATGATGTTATTCATAAATCAAAATTGATAAGAGAAAAAATATAATATGATAATAATCATTTGATATATATATTCTGTTACTTACCATCCTGAAAGAAATAGTATTGAAGTGTTTTTAGTCAGTTAAAACATTATATCAAAAAAGAAAGTCCAAATACTTATGATCACGTTTATAAAGTAATTACTAATATTTTAGATAAGAAAATAACAAAAGAACATCTAACAAATTACCTTAAACATAGTTATAAAATATATAAATCATAACTGCGGTTTGTCTCATTTTTCTTTTTGGTCGGTGTAATTAAAATGTAAAAATATAATATAAACAGTATAAACATTGTCACATAGGTTTAAACAATGGATATTTCATACAATGAAACATTTCGCCAAGTATCTACTAATTTACAAACCGTGATTGATATCAATACTGCGAGATATCGAGAATATCAACGACAAACAACGAGTTATATAGGTATAGGTTCAAGATACGTGAATTATCTCATGCAAAATATTTTGCTCGAAGTTGTTTTGATTTTTCTGAGTTATTTAATGTATGACAATCAACCCCAAGTATCTGTAGATCTTAATCAAGATCCAACTCCACGATTGGTAGAAGAAAACCATAGACAAGTACCCATACAAGATTCTGATCCACATGTAAGCGAAGCGACTACAAGCGAAGCGACTACAAGCGAAGCGACTGTCGCTCCGCTTACACTTCCAAGAAATACATTTATCCGCGATTATTTTTTCTCGTATACTTTTGACCCCATTATTAACAATATAACAGCGAGTACAATTGGAACAACACCTACAGAACAACAAATCTCTCGAGCAACAGAATCGAATCTATATGACCTTTCTGGCAATCAAACTGAATGTCCTATAACATTAGAACGATTCCAAGAAGGCGAACAAGTATGTAGAATTATCCCATGTGGACATATTTTCAAGTCTGCGAGTCTACAAAGATGGTTTTCCCGGAATGTCCGGTGCCCTGTATGCAGATATGATATACGAGAATATCGCCCAGATGTTCCAGAAGAAGATGAAGATGAATACGCGAATTTACCCGAATTAATAGATGATCCTATAAATATGCCTATACATAATAATTATGATGTATCATTCAATACAGCATTACAAACATTTTTTGATAATGCTAATAATCGGATTCGAGAAAATTTAAATAATCAGAGGCAACAAAATCAACCGATCATAAATGAAATCGTAAATAATATAATCAATAATACTGCACAAAACCAAGAAGTAAATGAATTAGTAACGAATATAATGGATATATTTACAAACCGGCGATAAAAATCATATAGAATACATATTTTATATGATCTTTCATAGATAATCTAATACAATGTTAATTCGGATTTTTGAATCATATATCTCATATTGGATGTTTCTACTAAAAGCCCATTTGCATAAACACCATAATTCATATATTCGTCATCATGATCTAATGCAAAATGGTATATAGTATACATTCCTGGAGTTTCATAAATTTCACTCCTTGAATCTACACAAGCAGGAAGTCGATATTTATTATCTGTTACATATGTATCACCATTTACCTGAATTGTTAAATTTCTTTCTTCTTTGGATTTAAAATCATCTACTAAAATAGAATGGCAACCAGTTAAAATTAAATCTTCGGTAATTTCTGGATAATTTGCATTACTACACACATATAATTGTTCTTTTATACGATCGCGTGTTCCAACGTGATGAATGTTTTTTTTACCAATTAAAACGATTGGTTTGTATTCATGGTTTAACGTTTTTATTAAATCGCCTTTCTTCAATAATTCAACGGAAATGTATCCCTTATCTGTAAGAATTTTAGAACCCTCTTTAAAACAAGGCACTTGCACTGGCATTGGCACTGTTATGTAAGTATTATTATCACTAGTATAAGATAAAATACAACCATATTGATTTATTGATAAAGATTGACAAGCAACATTTGTCATATTTGATAATGTCCATGTCGCGCCATGATCCATAGAATAAAATGTACCCAAACCCGGAGTTGATGTCCACTGACCATTCACGTAAGATCCAATATAATCTGAAACAAGTATACAAGTATTCATAAACGATTTAACCGAAAAATAACTAGAGTATGGTGCATTTGATATATTCCATGTTACACCACTATTCGTTGAATAATATACAGGACTATTACCTGCGTTACATAGTGCAACTCCATATACTCCATTTAAATCAACATATCTTATGTTTTTGTCTGTAATATTCGATTGAGTGTAAGTATGTCCATAATCACTAGAATACCATATCCCTCTATTTCTATCTGTATTACCCAAAATTACATAATTATTATACATTCCAACATTATAACTTTGAAAACTTATATTAGATATTGTCCAAGTTTTTCCATAATCATCCGAATAATAGGCGCCATTTCCACAACCAACTGCATTTGGGCCAACCATTCTAACAGAAAAAAACCAATTCCCATTCGGTCCACTAGAAAGTTTCCAACTTGATCCACTGTCACTAGAATAATACACACCAATAAAACTACTTGCTATCCAATTTATACCATCTTCTGTATATACATCCACAAAATTTTTATCAGAAATAACATTCGTATATGTGAAACCTTTATTATTCGAATAATATAACCCATGTGAGTCATTAGAACTACCCACAATAACCACATCGTTGTATATAAATATAATATCCATATTAGCGAATGTAACATTTGATATATTCCATGTTAAACCATTATCAGTCGAATAATACAATCCATTATCAGAACTTGCGATTATAAACCCATTACCAATAATACTATTATTAAATGATTTATTTATTGTTCTAAAATATATGCTCATCTTATATATAAATGTCTTTTTTTATTTGTAGAAAATATTCTAAATCAAACGTCATAATTTATCAGGGATTATTTTGTCTCGTAGAATAAAAAACATGAATTACGATTATTTATACAATTCATCAAATGATCTAACGAATCAGTCTATTTTGGTCCCCAAAATTGACATTCAAGCGAATCAGTCTATCAAGTGAATCAGTCTATCAAGTGAATCAGTCTATCAAGTGAATCAGTCTATCAAGCGAATCAGTCTATTTTGGTCCCCAAAATTGGATACCGAAGGTATCTACTTAGGCTTAAGCCATTTGTCCAACGTTTGAATCCCGTTATCTTTCTGATGCACTTTCGTCAAGAATGTCTCGAATAAAAGTGTCTTGATTTTCGTAGCACAGAACTTCTCCTTCTTTTTCATGAATTCTTCTAAATCATCACCACACTCTTTTTCCAAAGCCTTCATATCTTTTCTATAGGACATGATTGCTGGTTTTTTTCCCTGTAATTCCCAGATCTGCTCTAATGCCAATCCAAAGAGTTGTTGCAAGGGTTTCATCAATTGATTTGTTATATAATGTACATAATCAATATTCAGTTTTTGTTGTAGAATGTATTCCGGTGTTTCGATTTTATCCCCCTGTAGTTTTGCTCCCGCATTTGTCACATAGATATACTTGATGCGATCGCCCGGCTTGGGTTTATTCCCCGGATCGCGTTGTCCCATTCGATCCGCCAATACTCGGTGTGCAATCGTCTGAGGATTCTTGTAATCACTTCGAAGCGCTTTTGTAATCATGAGTTTGTCTGTATGAGTTTTTCCGTCGATGAGATCTTGTAATGATTGATTGAGGAAATTGATGGCGAGTTGGATTGACGTATCCGGCTTCATGAGAATATCGAGAATACCACCATATACGTCTTTCACGAGATCGCAATTATCCCGGCGTTTCAGGACGAGTCCCATGAATTTGAGTTTGCCCTTATTCGGATCTTCTTCATACAGCATACCCACATAACGTTTTTTCGAAAGGAGGATGAATGGCATCAGGGTTTTCTCATAGGTGAGTGCCATCGGCGGTTTCAAAAATTTGGTGCACAAATTCGCGACATCTTGCGCGATTTCGATCGTGGCTTCTAATGCAGGTTTCCCGCGGATCTTTTCTTTGGTTTGCGGATTTTCCAGATTGAAAGTGAAGAATACAGAATCCGTGTTGTGCACAATGAGATTGCCGATGCCTGCTGAAAAATGGTGATTTTCTGTGGTCAAGTCATATACAAATCCTTCGTATGGGATACATGCCATTTCTTGTATAGATTCGTAGAATGCAGATTCGTCGATTTCACATGACAATAATTGAGTTCCTATAGTACAATCGTTTGGACAAATGGCTTGCCCAAATGGATTCAATAGAGAATGATCATCGGTGACATCGACTTGACTACCTTTATCCGTAATAATCCGAATCATACGTTTATGTGATGCAAGTTCATGTCGTATAATACGATGAATTTTGGTCCATCCGCATTCCGTCCAAGACTCGACGCCCCGTAATTCGCAAAATTCTTTGGTTTGTTTTCCGGGTTCTTCACATTTTACCCATTGGTTGTCACCATACTTTGCCAAATCTTCTATAGTACATATACGCATTTGACCATTGATGCGAACTTTTACAGGAGTATAATTCGCAACCGAATCCCCATACACATATTCCGCCCTGCATTTTACCGGACCTAATGATGCTGTCTCATAGATACTGTCTCCATATACTTCCTCAATCATCCGTTTTGCATAGGTGATCATGAGACGACCTGTTGCCGTAGTGCATGCCGCAACGTCTTTTTCATAGAAAGTCGAGGTTCGTGCGCCACATTGACCATATAGAGAATTCGCCGTTACTTTATAACCCAATTGACGTTTGTCCAAGATATTTTGCATGAAGGGGTCGGGTTCTGTCTTGATCATTTTCCTAGTATCGGAACGGGCTTTCAGCAATTCTTCCAAGATAGAGGGCATGATGGATTTCTGGTCATTTGGCAATTGCGCCCATCGCACAATCATTTTCCCGCATTTGGTCTTGACTTCACTCCCTGTAGGCGTCTTGCGTTTGTATTCATAGGTATCAAATTCAACGTCGATATATTGATACCCCGCTAGATTGTCATATAGATACTCTCCACGTTGGTTTTTTTCGCCGGTTTCCCGGATAAGTCTCCCCGTGAGATCGTATTCTTTGGACCACACTTTACTATCGTGCGAATAATTCTGGCTAATCATGGAAGACGGATATAGCGATGAATAATCGACACATGCAACTGGATTGTCCATATACATTCCACATTTGGGCGGGAGAACGATGGCGCCTTCATACCCATCCGCGGTTTTCGGTTTCTGTAGATCGGGCATCAACGTATTTTTTTCCCTGCATTTCTTTGCCACATAACTCGTGAGTTTGATGCCCTGACCTCGGAAGACGAGGAAACTGATGGGGACACTGCAGATGCGCGACATTTCGACGTATCCTGTGATGACGTCGATTTTATTAAAGAGATGATGCACGAGATTGCAATCTTGAATACAGTATTTCGCGACGATTGCGCGATCTGCAGAAGATCCATTCGACAGTCGGAAAATGTCTTGGGGTGTAACATCGTCCTTCGCCATTCCCCATCGCACATTTTTTTCGGGGATATCGCAATGTGTGCCCGCGATAACAATCACATTGTATGTGACCATTTTTGCAGATCCTTTCACCATCTCTTCGCATTCTTTCGTGACAATATCTTGCACGACAAATTTGCGTCCATCTTGGTAATAATCGCTACTGAATCCCGTGATCTCGATATGGATGAAATCTCCTATGTGAAGTCCCATAAGATTCTTACTCCAGAGTTCAGTGCAATCATCCTCTCTACAAATCGTGTATTTGACATCATCGCTGATATATTGCCCCGCCACATCATCGAGTTTATAGGATGATAAATTGAAATCCCGGCGAAAATAAGAATACATGTCGATCTGGATACGCCCCGACATTTTGAAATAACGGAGATCGTATTCCCCGCTCGCGAGCACGATTTTCGTATTTTCAATATCATATGTGGTTGTTCCATGACGAGTGGTTACTTTGGCGCATATTTCATCCATTTTTCTGGAAAGGGACAAGAACGGTTCGACACATCGATTTTCCTGGGCGCGACGGAACATGAACTCATAATCAAATCCGAAAATGTTGTACCCGATAATGATATCTGGATTTTCTCGTTGAATGACCTCGGTCCATTGCAGAAGGAGGTCCTTTTCCGTGACCGCCGTTTCAATAGTTGCACCTGCGACTTCGTCGCATGATCCTAATACCAGACAGTGATTCAAATAAGGTTCTTTTTCGCCATACCGCATAAACGTAGATCCTATAAAGGTTACTTTATCTCCCTCGATTTTGGGGAAATTCGCGGTTCCATAATCAGACTCGCCTTCTGTACGCATCATGGCATTCAAAATCACGATTTTTTCTTCGCGTTTTGCAGACGGATTGATGAGTAAATCGAGGATATTCGAATCGTGGATTCCCGTGATTTGTCCTATAGAATATTCTTCTTCGTCGCCTTCGGCGCCAAAGGCGTCATCTTTCATGCCAAAGGCGTCATCTTTCATGCGTTCAAACATGGATTCAATCGTATTTTCCGTATCGATTTTTGCGGGTATAGGAAGTTCCACGAGCCGTCGGATGCATTCTTGGATTTTCGTTTCCGTAGGAGTTTCTATAGGATAAATCAGATCGATCCCCCCGAATTTCTTGAATCCGAATCCGGCCAAGATCAGATTCTTCAGTAGCGTTTTTGCGCGCGGGAGGTCCATCTTCGTAGGCTGTTTTGCGAATACGTCGACGATATTTGTGGCGAGACGTTTATAGGACTTGATGGGGAGAGGGAAATCGCCGTGACTACTGCTGGCTTCTATATCAAAACTGCAGATCTTGTATGGAACGATGGTTTCTTTATCTGGCAGAGGAACCACATCTTCTGGATTGCACTTATATTCGTATATGCAAGTTGTCGTTTTGCTATCTGTCGGGATCGTATTGTTGATGCGAATCCATCCAGATGGACTGATTTCGTGGATATGAAAATACCGGAGTAAGGGGGGAATATTGCCTTCATAGATGAGGACCTGTTTGCCTATATAAGTTAACTGGGTTAATTTGCGTTCTTCACCGCGTGTATTCGTGTACCACAGATTTTTCACGCGATTCATTGTCGCCATGTTTGTAAAGGAGAGTTTCACAAAAAGGTCTTTTTCCCCTCCGGTGAATCCGTATAATTTATGCGCATGGACAAATTCGCCGGGTAAGATGCATTCATCGGCATTTTTCACGCGTTTTTTTATGAAATCGACAAATCCATTCAGATCAGAGGCTTTCCATGTTTTGGGTACTTTGCAAAAGAAGAATGGCGTGAATCCGTGGATGAAAATGCAGGCGGATTCGCCGGATTCATTGATCCCGAAAAGTTGTATTGTGAATGTTTCGCTTGTTTTATTGGACGATGCATTTGACTGATCGTCGCTACCCGATTCGGCGAATTTTTCATTAGAGTCATATATATGACTATCGATAAGACGGTATTCGTTGGAAGTCTGCATATTCTAAATGTATTATATCAACAATATATTTAGGTAGGTTTAAATCAATTTTCGTTTCCTCCTTTGTTTTCGCGTGTTTTTTGCTCGTTGATTTGTTCGCCTCGAGAGTACCCATTGTTCTAAACTATTGGCATCTCGAGATCCCATATAATATTCTGGTTGGTTGCCTTTTATAGCAAAAATCGTAGGATATCCATTCACTTGAATGTTTTTATATTTTCGTTTAAAGTTTGCCATTTTTTCTTCTTGCTGACTTTCAATTTCAACGAATGCAAAATGTTTGCTCATCGACCGAAGTTTCTGTTTCATTTTTTCCCATTCGGGTTTTAGTTGTTTGCAATGAAAACACCAATCTGCATAAATCTTTCCAATAAGAATGGGTTTTTTTAATTCGCGTTTCCGAGTATATATCATATAGATAATATATAGATAATATAAATGAATAAATCCGATTCGCTGAATTTAATCGGAATTGTTTTAGCAATTGTGATTGGGTTATCGATTGCAAGTCAAATAGAAAATATAGTAGAAGGACATCGATCATTCTATTATACGAATTTAGATCCATTTGATTATTCATATAGTAAGGGTGATGGTAAATCCGGAATTATTATGATGCTTTTATTTGTTATTGTAACAGTTGCCATTTTTCTCTATTATTATACAACATTGCATACTGCCAAATTAGTTAATTTGAATGATAGTGTAAAAAATATAGTCAACTATCTTGCATATTTGAAAATGTTATTTGTTGGATTAGGTATTTTGTTATTTGGATCCATGAGTTATCAAATTTATAAACACGGAAATTCGATGGATATTGCTACATTGGTTTCAATGATTGTATTTGTTGTGTTGTATTTTTTGGGAGGAATATATTTGTTTTTTTATGATAAAATAAATGCAATTTTTAAACAATTATGGGATGACTATAAAACCCCTGATGCAAATAAAACGGGAGGTGGTAAAATGGTAAAAGGTGGTTATTTCCAAGGTTTCCTTGTTTCTTTCATCAATTTTGTAAGTCTACTTTTTTTTAGTTTTTATGGAATTATTATTAGTTGTATTCTTGCAACTATTATAATTATTGTGGTATTACTTGTAACAGATGATACACCAAGCAAAATAGTAGGAATTGTTTTGACTAGTTTAATATGTATATCAATATTGATTTTTCAAATATATTTATTGTATAATGATATTTCGCATGGAACTACATCAATATCTATCTTCATCATTACAGTTATAGTTATTTGTTTTATATTTTCAAAAATTTATTATTTTATTAATTTGTCAAATACTAAACCAATTGGAATATTTTTGAATGTGCTGACAATTCTTATAATTGCATTATTTTCAGTTTTGCCTCATATATTTAATACATCGTCGTATAAATTATATGACACTACAATCGAATATAACATTACAGGTGATTCTAATTTAAATTTAATAATATTATTGATACTTACTATTGAAATTATAATGACAGGTGTTATGTGTTTTTCTAAAAATGATAAAATATTTTCAATTATTGGATCAATTACAATTATTATTGGCATACTAGTATGGTTTATGATAGTATATTTTGAAAATATGTTGGGAATAAAATATATGTCGGATAAAATTATTCGACGTATTATTCAAACTAGTAAACCAGAAAATCAAGGTAATAAAAATGAAATTGATAATTTAATTTAATTAAAAAAAAGTAAAATCTATAATATTTTATTTTTCTTTTCGCATAGTATGTAAATGAAGGTTGTACTAATAATATTTCTATGTTTTGCACTATTTTCCTTTTTAGCAGGTATTTATTATTGTGCAAATGCGCATCATCCTATAGAACCTATGGATAAGGGGGATTCTACAACGACTTCTTCTGCATCTCCTTCGGATAGCAACTGTCCCGATCTTTTGATAAAATCGGGGAATGCCATTCTTTTATACAATACGAAAAAACCGGAAAAAGAGGGAGAGAATCCGATCCCCTTTTATTCCATTGATGAATACATCAATTACGTCGAAATACAAAAACGAAAAGGCGTCTCATGTCCCATTTTGTTCTTACAAGAGGAAAACAATACACAAGGCAATACAGTATATCGCGCGAGACCGGGACCATTCAATCAGAATGGCGGATTATCGAGTAGTCAACCGTTGAATCGGAATACTCCCACAACTGGGACACAAGGTCCAAGAAAAGTCATTGATGCATCGCGTGAAAATAAACCATATAATGAAAATAATTACGCGGGATTCGATCCATACGGCCAAGACGTGGGTATTTATACGGATTTAGACAAAATACATAATTCGACAGGACTCACATACAAAGTGAGTGATAATCCGATGGACCCCAATTGGGGAGGTGTCATATATACACACGATATCGTTGAATCGGGGAAATACAAAGACAATGAAGTAGTCCCCCCTTCGCAGAATTCTCAATTTTCACTACCAAGTGATTCTGTGAAAAATCAGTCAAATAAAAACATATTTGCGTAAAATTATACTTATTCTCTCTAGAACAAGTATAATGAATCCAATTGAAAATGCGATTTGGACGGTAGGTTATAATGGACCCATCATTGCATTTATTTTGGCGATATGGAAAATCGGGTTTAAACGTCCCGAATTATATTGGTTCTTTGCCGGATTCATGGGAAATGAAATCGCGAATGAATGCCTCAAATTATGGTTCAAAGAACCCAGACCAAAAAATCCGGTGAAATTCATCGATCATGACAAGTTGAAAGGAGCGCATGAATATGGCATGCCATCCGGCCACGCACAAACCATTTCATTTGTCATTGTTTTTATTTACGCCATGCTTCGTCATATAGATTGGTTGTATATGACTATTCCACTCTGGATCTTGACGTGTTTCCAACGATGGACCATGCGCCGACATACATTAGAACAACTCATTATGGGGTCTATTGTAGGTGGGATTTTGGGCGGATTTACCTATTGGATCATGCGGTGTTTACAATAGATATTTTATTTGATCTGATAGTTTTGATTTGTCCTATAGGACTATACTATTAAATTTGACCATTGCTGAAATAAAATGTCTCATTTTATTTCAGCAATTGTTTAAATAATATTTATGTTAAATATTTCTTTCTGAATGATTTTCTATTTTTTGACTTTTGTAATTTGCTTTTTCTGGATTTCCTTCCTCCTGAAGTCTTTAGTTTATTATAAACAGTACTTATTTTAACACCATCAATAGTATAATAATCTTCAGGCGTAGAATTATATCCATATCCGGTTTGTTTAGTTTCAATTTTTGTTAGAATTCCTTCTTTATAAATAGGTTTACCCAAATTATCCTTCTTATCTATATAGAAATATCTTTTTCCTATGTCGGGGTATGGAACCATTATATATTCCTGCGTATTAGAATTTGCATTTGAAACGTTTGATTCACTGTTAAAAACTTCAGCACCATTAATATACAAAACTACTTTATCAGTCATTTGTATAATATAGTGTTATGTATTAATTTCTTTTCGGATCATGTAATTATGAAAGGATTGTTATACCCAGTGTATATTTCACAATAGATATTTTCGCAAGTTTTCAATCGCGGTGCGGTTAATACGCCGGGTCTTTCCGTTTGTCATATAGGTTATATTGGAGAGGATGGTCGAGTCGGGGATTTTGAGTTCATCCAGTAAGAGTTGGATTTTTCCTTGGAATTTGGTCATTATGGCCCGGGCAGTGACCGAATGAATGCCCGGAATTTGCGTGAGGATAATTTCGCCCATATTCTCCGGCGTAATATTCTCACATTTTGTCTTTTTCGCAAACGATGCATATATGGGAATCGATTCTTCTATAGGACATTTTTCGTTTGATTCTTCTATAGGATTATTAATCAAATTCTTGGATTCCTCTCTCGAATTTGTAGCCAAATTCTTGGATTCCTCTCTCGAATTTGTAGCCAAATTCTTGGATTCCTCTCTCGAATTTGTAGCCAAATTCTTGGATTCCTCTCTCGA